GGGCCGCACGGGCGCGCTCCGGATCCAGCGCGTCGCGATCCACTTCTCGCCGGCCAGCACGGGGCAGCCCGAGTGCATGGCCGCGTACACGCTGCGCGCGCCGCTGTCGTCGCCGCTCGGCTCGTAGTTCCAGAACAGCAGCGCGTCCCCGGGCTGCGGCGCCGCGCCCAGGACCTCGTCGTGCGTACAGTACCACTCCGCCGTCGCCCCGGCGGCGGATTTCCGGTCCTTTGCCGGGACTTTGCGTCGGGTGTGCGCCGATTCCGGGAACACCGTGCGCCCGCCGGCCGAGGGGCTCTTGAGGTACATGATGAAGGTCGCGAGGCGGTCGCCGCACGTGGGCCCGCCGGCGCCGGGGCCGCACGCGGGCCCGCCCGCCTGGCGCAGCAGCCCCGCGCACCCCGCGTCCGGCGGCCCGGCCTTGTCGAGGCAGTGGTCGTTGTGCGCGTCGTACTTTTGCTGCGCGTCGTACTTGAGGACGTACACGCCCTCGCCGAAGCTCGTGGGCACGCCGACGACGCGGTGGATGCGGTCCTCGATGCGCTCCAGCGCCGGCGACCGCGTCGCCCACGCGCCCGAGCTCGTCCGCGACGCGCTCTTGCCGTCGCCGTCGGCGGTCACGACCTCGCTGGGACTCAGGCGGTCGCGGCTCGAGTCCACGAGGTACGATACCTCCTCGGGCGCCAGGAACCCGCGCAGCAGCACCAGCCGCGGGCGCGCGTCGCTGAGGACCTCCGCGCCGGGGAGCCGCGCGGCCGCGTCGTAGACGTCGCGCGTGAAGGTCCACTCTGTTTCCGTCGGCGCCGGCGGCGCGGACTCGTACGCGGAAAAGCGCTCGACCCGGCTGCGCCGCGGCTCGACCCGGCTGCGCCGCGGCTCGACCCGGCTGCGCCGCGGCTCGACTCGGCTGCGCCTCGGCTCGACTCGGCTACGCCCCGGCGGAAGACGCGCCGGCGGCATGTGCCACAGCGCCAGCACCACCAGTATCACGATGACGTGTGCGCGGGAAAGCATGGTGTGGCGGGAGAAAATTAATCGTTCAAACGGTGTCGTCGCTTCGAAGTTTTCATTCTTCGTGATCCGCGACTCGGCGCACCGGCCAAGAATGTACAGAGACGTCCCGAGCGCGGAGCTGAGGGCGGCGGCGGTCGCGGCGGCGAGGCGGGCGCTCAGGATCATGGCGCACGCGCACCTGGACGCCGTGGCCACGACCTCGATCAACATGGGCGGCTTCGTCCGGGGCGCCGTCGATCGGCTGCACCTGGACGGCCGGATCGCGGAGGCGTACGACGCCTTCTGCGCGGGGCTGCAGGCGTGCGTCGCGGACGAGGACTACGCGTGCGCGCTGCTGTACCCGCTGCACGCGCTGCTCACGGCAAGGGCCTTTGCGGCCGCGCGGCAGCGGCTCTCGCGGATCGTGGCGGACGAAATCAGGGCCGCGCACGTGCGCGCGGCGACGTACGCCGCGATCGTGCACCCCCGCCCCAGGCGCTGCTCGTCTCGCGTGAACTTTAGATTGTAACTTTATTTACAAGAGACACACCGACAGCGCGTTGTACACGTGCTTTCGAAGCGTTGCAAGCAGGTCGCTCGGCGCCACGAGGCGCACGTCGTGCGTCCCGTGCTGGAAGGACAGCACCGCGTGCCCCGCGGGCACGATGCTCCACGGCGCCAGCGGGCGGTCCAGGACCTCCGCGAGGCTCACGCTCGCTCGGGGCACGACCGCGAGCACCGCCACGTTCACCCCCACCGCCCCGCGGCCCCTCCAAAAGACGACGTCCAGGCCTCCGTCGAGGGCCTGGACGTCCGCTTGCACGCAGCCATCGGGGTGCAGCTCCCACCGCCGCCCGCTTTTCACGAGGTGCTGTGCGGCCACACGCATCGCGCCGTCGGAAACGTCAGCCGCCGAGGCCGCGGGCTTCTTCTTCTTCCGCGCGAGCGGCGAGCTGCGGCGCGGGCCGGCCGGCCCCAAGCCCCGGCGGCGGAAAGCGGCCTTGCCTTCGCACATGACTACAAAACAAGAAACACAAGTGCGTGTCGCGCGTGTGTGTCGGCACGTGGCATATATGGCACGTGCTGATCTGCGTGCTGTGCATGCTACGTGAGCAGGTACACGTTCATGACCATGGCCAGGAGCAGGTGCGTCATCACGAGCATGCGCGCCTTGCCGCTCGTGGGGTAGCAGTCCCCGAAGCCGGCGGTGCTGTGCGTGATCGTCGAAAAGTACAGCGCGAAAAAGTAGTCGGGCGTGTCCTTGTCCTGGAAAGCGGGCAGGTTGAAGTTCTTCTTGAGGCCGACGGCGTAGTAGACTGCCGCGAAGAGCAGCATCACGAGCACGTTGATCAGGATCACGGTCGATCGCGACGTCAGCATGTACCAGATTCAAAGGTTTTTTCTGCCGCCGCGCCGGTGGCATTTCGAGTCTGGACATACTTCTCGAACAGCTCCCGCACGGGCGTCTCGTCGGGGACCTGGATGCCGTCCGGCAGCAGCCCCGCGAACGCCGCGCGGTAGTCGCACATGTCGTCCGTGGAGTAGTCGTCCAGCGGCCCCACCGGCGCGGTGAGGTCGCGCGCCAGGACGTCGGGACGCGTGCGCGGCAGGGGCGCCTCGAAGAGCACGAGGTCCAGCGGCAACGCCGGCACGTCGCCGCCGGTGTCCGCCGGCGAGTACACGTCGCGCAGGTCCGACGCGGCCATGGACCCGCCGTAGCCCCCCGGCGTCGACGCGGGGTCGGTGTTACGCCAAGGCGAAGCCGTGGCGGCGTCCCAGAGGTCGTTGAACCGCGGGAGGTCGAAGACGTCGGCGTGGATGTCCATGAAGCACGGCGGAGCCGCCGTTTGCGCCTTCAAAAAGTCGGCGAACGCCGTTTCCAGGTCTTCGTACGTGCGCGACCGGTTGACGCCCGCGACCTGGCGGCTGACGTACTCGTACGCCGCCTGCACGACCCGCATCTGCGCGCGGCACCCCCCCTTGTCGGGGTGCGCCACCAGCGCGAGCTGGTAGTACGCGCGCCGGACCTCCTGGCACGTGCTCGCGATCGTCACGCCGAGCAGCGCGTACGGGTCCACGACGTCGTCGGAGTCGTCGCGCGTGAGGTCGATGACGACTGGGGACATTAGTACTGCGCGACCTTAGAATGGCGGCCGCTTGACGCGGGGCGCGCGCGCGTCGACGGTCGACGCGGGGGCGTAATTAATTTCGCAGCAAGGTGTAATGGAACTTGCCATCGCCGCGGGCATCGCGTACCTCGGCTACCGGTTCTCCGGCGCGACGGCGCCCGCGAAGCCCCGGGGCGCCTCGACGGCGGCGAAGACCACGCGCGCCGCCGCCGCCGCGCAGCAGCAGCCCAGCGACATGCTCGCCGCGGACCGCGCGGCGTCCGCCGACCGCTGGGACGCGGCGCAGAACCCGCACGCGGCCGGGATCATCACGCCCAACACCAAGCCCGGCGACATGCTGCCGTTTTTCCGGTCCGCGAAGAAGCAAAACACCAACGACGCGGTCAAGCAGACGCGCATGGAGCTGTTCACGGGCATGACGGAGACCGCGCAGTCGACGACCGGCACCTGGCGCCACAAGGACGTGTCCGCCGCGCGCTTCGACCCCCGCGAGTCCGCGGCGCCGATCACGTCCGACGGCCGCGCCGGCAACGCCCCTCTCGACCTCGACAAGGAGCTCTCGCGCATGCGCCTCACGCCCAAGATGAACAACGTGCTGCCCGTGCAGCAGCTGCGCGTCGGCCCGGGCGTGGGCGTGGGCAGCGACATCGCGGCCACCGACGGCTTCCACCCCATGTTCCGCGTGCTGCCCAGCGAGGACTCGCTGGGCGCGTACCGCAAGTCGAACCTGCCGGGCGGCATGGTCGCGGGCAAGTCGCGCGTCGACGCGCAGACGTCAGTCCCCGACGCGGTCACGCAGCACTCGGCGCCGCGCTGGTACGACGCGGACGCGCGGCCCGCGCAGGCCACCGGCGCGCGCAATACCACCGGCCCGCGCATGGTGGAACAATTCGCCGCGTCGCGCGGCATCCGCGCCGTCGGCGAGGCCTCGTACGCCGGCGCGCCGGGCAGGGCTGGCGCGCACGTGCCGGTGACGGCGACGCGCGGGTCGGACCGCACGATCGCGACCCCCGGCGGCGGGCCCGGGCGCGTCGCGGCGGGCGGGTACGCGCACTACACGGGCGACGCGTCGCGGCTGGACAACCAGACCCGCGGCGTGTCGCTGGAGTCCGGCGGCGCCGCCGCGGGGCCCGCGGCGCGCGTGCCGGGGCTCGAGACCTTTGGCGCCGCGGACCTGCCGCTGACGCAGCGCGACCTCACCGACGCGGCGCCGACCGGCATCGTCGCGGGCGCGAGCCGCGCGGGCACGACGCGGCCCGGCGACGAGTTCCGCGGCACGCTGCGCGGCACGACCAACCAGGACGCGATCCTGGCCGGCGGCGCGCTCGTCAAGCGCACGCAGCTGGACAACGCGCGGCGGTACGAGCACCTGGACCGCACCGCCAAGCGCGGGGACCAGGTCACGGCGCGCGTGGAGGCGGGCCGGGGCGCGCAGGTCACGCAGCTGCCCGAGGCCGTCACCGCGCGGCGGCGCGTGCAGGAATCCGTCGTCCAGTCGCACGGCAAGGCCGCGCAGACGCCGACCGAGTCGCTGGGCCTCGCGGTCAAGGCGCCCAACGCGCTGCCCGTGGCCAACCCGTGGGTCGCGGACCTGGGCCTCGGCGTCCAGGACAACGCGCTGCGTCTCCCTGCGTTTGCAGCCCGCAACTAAGCTCGGGTGCCACGCTATGACGAGCCTGTCCGACTACTACGCGCGCTGGGACCGCGTCGCGCGCGGCCTCGACGACGACGCCCCGCCCGCGCCGCCGAAGGCCCCGTCGAAGGCCCCGTCGAAGGAGCCGCCAAAGGCCCCGCCGAAGGCCCCGTACGTGCCGGGGTCCGAGTACGCCGACCTGAAAGCCGAGGACATCGGCGTCCGCGTGGGCGCGCCCCTGACGGCCGAGCAGTTTGCGGCATTCAGGGCCGCGGGGGGGCGCGCGGACGTGCTCGGGAGCCGGCACGTGACGATCGGCGGCGGCGGTAGTACCGAAAAAAATATCTGAACACCACAACATAATGGAAGTCAACTGGGTCCTCATCGCCGCGGCCGTGCTCGTTGTCGGCCTCGTGCTCATGAACATGCAGAAGTCCCGGTTCGACGACTACGGCGTGACCGGCGACGAGTACGCGCCAGTGGACACCTATGACGACTTCGGCGTGACCGGCGACGAGTACGCGCCCGTGGACACGTACGCCGAGGACGACGAGGCCGAGTACGACGAGGCCGAGTACGACGAGGCCGAGTACGACGAGGCCGAGTACGACGAGGCCGAGGCCGAGGCCGACGACATGGCCGACGAGTACGAGGCCGAGGCCGACGACATGGCCGACGAGTACGAGGCCGAGGACGACGACATGGCCGCCGACGAGTCCGCCGACGAGGAGTCGGACGGCGAGACCGAGGAGGTCGAGGAGTTCACGCTGATGGAGCCCACCATCGACGACAAGTACGCCAACGCGCTCTTCACGCCGCCCCTCCTCTGATCATCGCGTGCTGGACCTGGAGAACCTTGGCCTTGGCGCCGTGGGGCGCGAGGCGAGTGTTGGGGTCTAGGACCTTGGCGACCGTGCTCTTTACAAACGCCTTGAACGCGGAGCTGGTCTCGGGTCTCATGCTGGTGTGGTGTGTCGTCTTTTTTTTTAATGAAGAGGTTGCCCGGACGCGCGACAACGCGCCCCCGGGCAGCTACTACTTGAGCCGCGTCTTCGTCGCGCCGATCTCGAAGAACACGCCCTCGCACTTGAGGCCAGGAATCTGGGGCACCATGGACAGCCGGCTCTTGCCGCACGTGTAGTCCCCGTCGAGGTTGTCCCGCTTGACTCGACACGCGTGCTCCGTGGACGCGATGATGCCGGGGGTCGAGTCGTAGCCCGTGAACTTGCCCGCGCGCGTGCCGTGCGCGTCGAAGAGGTCCACCACCGCCTTGAAACACGGGATTCCCAGGAGCTGGGGCTGGCCGGGCCTCACCGGCGGCGCAGCCAGCCCGGAAAACGTCACGAACATCGGCCGAGTGATCGTCGTCATGGCGTCGTGCGTGCGTGCACGATATGGGATAGTCCTTAAGTCTGGCGAGTCACACACGGCCATCAATTCGGTTGTCCCGCTTGACCACACGCCGGACGCACCGGACACACATTCCCCAGACGACTCAGACGACGCACGCAGACACGCAGACGCAACCATGGCAACCATCATCCTCGCCAACGCATTCGACCCCAAGGCCGTGACTTTCAGCGCACTCGAGAAGAACAAGAAGGGCGGCAAGGTCATCTTCATCGGGCTCCCCGACGCCAACGGGCAGCGCCAGCGGATCACGCTGCAGACGCCGGCGCTCGCGCTGCCCTTTGGCGTGAGCCCCTACACCGAGGCCAGCACCGGCGAGGTGCAGAGCTACTCGCTGGACGTGAGCTACCGCGGCGCGGACGCCAACCCCAAGATCGCCGAGTTCCTGGCGAAGATGCGCGAGCTCGACGACGTGCTGCTCGACGTCGCGGTCGAGAACTCCAAGGAGTGGTTTGGCAAGAAGATGTCCAAGGAGATCCTCTCCGAGTTTTACCGCAAGCTCGTCAAGGACTCGGCCACGCCCGGCCAGTACCCGCCCGTGACCAAGTTCAAGGTATGCACACACATGTCACTCGGCTTCGCCTCGGCGGGACTCGGCTTCGCCTCGGCGGGACTCGGCTTCGCCTCGGCGGGACTCACTGTCCCCCGCCGCGCGCGTCGTGCAGGTCCAGCTCCAGGACGGCATGCCCACCGCCAAGTTCTTCGACGAGAAGCGCCAGCAGTGCGGCATCGAGTACCTGTCCAAGGGCTCCACCGTGCGCTGCATCGTGGAGCTGGACCGCATCTGGTTCGTGAACAAGAACTTTGGCGTGACGTGGCGCGTGTCCCAGGCCGCGGTCGCCACGCGCCCCCAGCGCATGGACGACTTTGCCTTCCAGGCCGACGGCGACGACGACGACGACATGGTCACCGACGCCGCGGCGACGACGGCGGCGATGGTCGAGGAGATGTGAGTCGGCCGTGCCTTGGCGTGACTCGGCCGTGCCTTGGCGTGACTCGGCCGTGCCTTGGCGTGACTCCGCGCTGCGCCCGGCGTCTCATGCGGCGGGCCAGCTCGCGCGCGACCGCGGGGTCGCGCGTCGCGGCCGCGGCGTTCTCGCGGCGCAGGCGCTCGTACGTGCTCCCAAACGATTCCAGGAACCGTATGTCGTTTGCAAACTCGCGGGATCGCGCCATTGTAAGTACACGAAAGTAAATAAATCAGAGTCCGCCAAGGCGAAGCCGAGTCACGCCAAGGCGAAGCCGAGTCACGCCGAAACGCGCGATATGCGGAGCAAGCTGGTCACGTGCGGCTGGACCGAGAGCTTGAGGTGCACGACCACGCCGAGCTCGCTGCGCACGCTGCCCGTGAACCCCGCGCCGAGGCGCACGAACTCGTCCAGCGTCGCGAGCACGCGCGCCATGCCGGGGTCCTCGTGCGGCAGCCCCAGCGTCGCGAGGTTGCCGCCGATGGTGCACGCCTCGCGCGCGCGCTCCGCCGGCGTCTTGACTCGCTTGGGCGCCTTGGCCTCACGTTTCTTGGGCATTTTTTACTTTTACCGAAGTGCCCAAGAAACTTGTCTTAAAATGGAATATGAAGCTGCTCGAAATTCGGCGCGCGCGCAACCCCCTCAAAAAACTGGAGGCCGCGTTCGACGACGGCCGCGTGATCGCGTTCGGCGCGGCCGGGTACGGCGACTACATCCAGTACCACCGCCGGGACCCGCTGCTCGCGGCCGCCAAGCGGCGCGCGTACCTGAAGCGCCACGGCGCCGCGGCCAGCGGCGAAGACTGGGCCCGCCCCGACGCGCCGGGCAGCCTCGCGCGCTGGATCCTGTGGGAAACCCCGGACCTCGACGCCGCGATCGCCGCGTACCGCCGCCGCTTCGGCGTGTGACCGTGTGCGTGCTAGCCGTACCTCTGGAACACGCCGCCCAGCAGACCGCCGCCCTGGCCGTCGTTCAGCGCGTCCTGGAAGACCGCGACGAGCGTGAGCAGCGCGATAAAGGTGTAGTGGATCGGCTCCCACGCCTTCCAGCCGCCCTGCATGATGCCGCCCTTCGGCCACTTGGCCACCGGGCGCTCGGTGTGCTTGCCCATCTGCCAGGCGCTGAAGAGGCCCATCATCACGACAACGAACTTGAAGATCACCCAGACAGGGTTCACCATTGTATTATTAAAGACCACATTTTATTTTACACAAACAGCTCGCAGTTTTCTCTTCAGACCGTCCACAGTACCCGTGAACGTACGATACGTAGACCGTGCAGACTTCGAAATGGGCCCCCGGTGTGCACTCAAATGTATCGCCGCTTCTGTATGGCTCGCATACTCCCTCACAAACGAGGCGTCGTCAGCGTCAATCACCGTAATCCGCTGCCGCGCGCGCCGCGTGTGGTCGTGTCGTCCGGCGTCGTATGCTGCGATAGCGTTGTGCGACGCGCTCGAGTGTTCCAAATTGTCTGGCCTGAAATTTGTAATGTCGTGGTCCCTGTGATTTATGATCTTCGGAACGACGGCTTCGGGGCCGTGAAAAGCCGACCACGCCAGGGTGTGAACGTAGCAATTCCTTTTCTTGGCGTGCGGATACTTGACGAGTGCTATCTTGGGGTAGTGACCCGGCATCGTCTTGATTTGACTGACGAGACCTTGCCGAATGACTCTGTTGTGGCTCGTAATTTGTACTTTTGGTCCGGTATATACGTTTCCAGGACTACCGCGGAAGTCGTACACTTCTTCTCCTTCTTCGAGCTCGAATGGGAGCAATCCACGCTTCCGACCTGATGTTGTTGTGTCACGATTCTCCGCTTGTTCTTGATGCGATGCCCACGACAGGTTTTTCTCGTCGTTGTGGCTTCTGTCGCGGTCGGCGTGATCGACAGACGCCTTATCCGCAGGCCGAGGTCCGTGCGCCACCCAGCACACCAAGCTGTGCACTCTCAAAGTTTGACGACGACCTTTAAACGACAGTCCAATCTGCAGATATCCTTCTGGTAAAGTGGTTGCGCTCATAAGTCTGCCACGACTTCTGATTGCGCCTGACGACGTGTCGACTTCATATGGCGTTTCTTCCGCAGAGGCTGGCCGGCCTTGCCACCCTTTCCCAAACCCACCCTCGGGGTAATACAGTCGGACCCACATCTCTGTGTACGCCGAGCCGAAGGCGCCGAGTCTTTAAGTGTTTTTACACGTTGCCGGTCCGGCACAGCGGGCACAGCGAGTTCTTTTCGCGCCACACATCCGCGCACGCCTTGTGCAGGCGCTGCTTGCAGCACGGCGTGGTTTCCATGTGCCGCGCAAAGCTCTTTTCCTGGCAGATCGGGCAAAAGTCGACGTCCTTGTCGCCGGTGCGCGAGGTCAGCTGGCAGTGCAGGCACATGTGCGGCTCGCAGAGGAACTGCGCGTCCTTGATCAGGTACCTCCCGCACTTGCACACGGTGTACTCGTAGACGTCGTTGATCACGGACACGGCGTGGAGCAGGTCCGAGTCGGACGCGGACGCGTCGCGCCGCACCGACAGCGTCTCGACGCTGAACACGCCGGGCTCGTCGAAGAAGCCGTCGTGCTCCAGCTGCAGGCACTTGTGCATGCGCGCGCCGTCGGGCTCGTCCTCGTCGCACAAAATCGCGAGCTCGAACGTGCACGTGTCGTCGTCGGTGGGGTCGTTGCGGACCAGTATCTTGAAGGTCTCCTCGCGGTTCCAGAACACCACCGCGTCGTTGCTGGCGTGGAGGCGCTGCAGCACCGCCAGCAGCGACAGCGGGTCCGAGATCATGCTCTCGCCGGGGCGAGTCTCGGCCGCGTCGCCGCCGGTTCCGGCACCACCGACGCCGCCGTCGTCGTCGGTGTCGTCCATGGCGCACCGTCGCCGTCGGTGTCGGTGTCCGCGTCGGTGTCGGTGTCCGCGTCGGTGTCGTCGGCCCTTAAGGTTGCCGCGAGCCGGGTGACCTCCCCGACGACCCCGCAGATCCCGGACCGGGGCATGTACGCAAAGTCCGCGCGGTCGCGGACGAACGCGTCCAGCGCCGCCGGCGGGGACCGCATCTGCGAGCGGCACCACCCCGCGCCGCGCACGCGCTCCCACCCGAACAGGCTCATGTACTCGAGCGTCTTGTACTTTTCGTCGTCAGCGGTCGAATTTTCCACGATCTCGAGCACGCGCTGCACGGGGCCGTGCTCGCGCACCCACACGCTGCTGCTCGAGGTCATGAGGTAGTGGTCCAGCAGCCGGACGTACACGTTGTCCGTGCTCCCCACGTACACGTTGCCGTCGCGGAGGAGCAGCGTGTACGTAAAGTACCGCGCGGACGGGTCGCGCTTGCGCTTCGCGAGCGTGCGCCGCAGCTGCACGCTCGTCCGCGCCGACGCCAGGCACCGCCGCACGACGCTCAGGGACGACATGGCTCGCTTGTCCCCGACAACGCAAAGTCCCTTAAAGCGGTGGACGCCCGCCGCGCCGACATGCACGAGCTCTTCACAGCGACCGCTGTCCGCGACGCGCCGGAAACGGCCCAGGCCGCCGCCCCCGCCCCCGAGCCGGTCATCGTCGTCGGCGCGGCGCGCATGGACCGCCCGCCGCGCGGGGGGACCCTGTGCTGGTACTGCGCGCACGCGTTCGAGGGCCGCGCGTACCCGATGCCCATAAAGTACGACGACAAGCGCGACCTCTTTTACGTGACCGGTGCGTTTTGCGGCTTCCCGTGCATGAAGCGCTTCAACTCGGAGCGCGACTCGTACCTCAAGCACACCAACGCCACGACGATCAGCCTGTTCGTGAAGCGGTGCCTGGGGCGCGTGACGCCCGTGCGCAGCGCGCCCCCGCGGTGCGCGCTGGCCGCGTTCGGGGGGACGATGTCCATCGCGCAGTTCCGGGGCGCGACGGAGAACTGGCAGATCGTGCCCCCGAAGATGGTCAGCGTCGATACCGTCGTCGCGGAGCAACGCAGTTGCCGCGTCAAGCCCAAGGCCGCCAACCTCGCGACCGCGGTGGACTTCAAGGACGTCCAGGTCAAGAACGAGACCCTGAAGCTGCGCCGCCACAAGCCGCTCCAAAAGGACCGCAACGCACTGGAACGCACCATGGGAATAAACCAGTTACTGCAGCTGTAAATAAAAACCACGCATTTCATCACATGAGACCACCCAAAAAACTGCCGCCGCGACAGTCGCCGCGAAAGTCGTCGCGAGAGTCGCCGCGAGTTCCGGACACGGTCACAGTGCGCCCAGAATTACCGCCTCAGACCTCGCTGTTCCAGGCGGCTGTATCGCAGCAAAGTGTCAGGAGACTGCCCCAGAACTCGCTGGTTTCGCGGCATCCGGACGCGGCTGCGGTCGCGGTCCAAGCGCGCCGAGAATTAGCGCCTCAGAACTCGCTGTTCCAGGCGGCTGTATCGCAGCAAAGTGTCAGAAGACTGCCCCAGAACTCGCTGGTTTCGCGACATCCGGACGCGGCTGCGATCACGGTCAAAGCGCGCCGAGAATTAGCGCCTCAGAACTCGCTGTTCCAGGCGGCTGCATCGCGGTCGCAGACGCCCCTACCTTCCCGGCAGACCGCGCCGCCGCGGCGGACCGTTCGCGTCACACACAAAAAAGACGATAGGTGTGTCGCTTTGATTAATACAGGCGAATTGTGGGGCTACGCCAGAGGCTCTGCCAGAGTGTCCGACGAGTATTACGACCGCGTCATCCGTCCCTGTTTCGTGTACCGCCTCCGGGAAATGGCGAAAACGCAAGCCGACCGAGCGCACAGATCGCGTTTGCAAGGCACCGACCTCGACAAGAAGCTCGCCGAAAACTGGTCCCACGACGTCATTCTCGCGCAGTACGCCACCGTCGCCAGGCGCATGCACGATCGCACCCTCGCGAATGTCCTGGACGCAACGCCGGCCGTCGCGAGCTCTGTCCAGCTACACATCGACCGACGCCAACGGCGTGCGCCGAGGAGAACTGTTCAGCAACAGCATCGCGCCGATTGGTTCCGTCAACGTGGTGGCCGCGAGAAGGAGGCCGAGTACTCGGAAAGATCGTACGCCGCTCTCAAAACGATCGCAAACAGGTTTCGTTGATCACGAGAACAGCCGCGACATGTTCTGCACGAACGTGGCCTCCTCGGGGCTCAGCGCGCGACCGGACTCCATCAGCTGGATCGCGGTGCCCAGCAGCGCGCGCTGACGCTCGGGGCTCGCGGCCGCAAAGATTTCGGCGGCTTTGGCGTACGACTGACGCGACGGCGACGGCGACGGCGACGGCGACGGCGACGGCGACGGCGACGGCGACGGCCGCCGCAGCGCTCCCTCGATGAACGCGACGTTGCTCGGGCTGAGCGTGTGTTTCGAGTTCAGCAGTTGCTGGGCTCTGCGGACCGCAAAGTTCTTGCGCGTGGGATCGAGCGGCTTGGGCGCACGCGCGCGGCGCCGGGGCGCCGGCGTCGGCGACGGACTCGGCGCCGGGGAGCCCTTGGCCGCGCGCGCGGCGGACACGCACCGCCCCGACAGCGCGCTGTACACCTTGCCCGCCGGGCAGTCGAGGAAATCGAGCGGCACGCCGCCGTTGTAGTACCCCGAAAACAGCAACGCACGACTGTCGGGCTTGACGCACCGGCCGCTCGCGGGGTTGCGGACCTTGCCGCTGGGGCACGGCTGCGGGGACTGGTTCGGCGACTTATCCGGCGACTTATCCGGCGACTGGTGTTTCTTCGCGGCGCGGCGCCTGCGCTCGAGGCTGCGCGCGCGCTGCTGGCGAGCGACGTGCGCATCGAACGCGGACTTTGACCTCGACATGACGTAGTTCTACATCTCAACATTTTTTCGACGATCCGGCGCCTTCGGCTCGGCGCGGCTCGCCTTCGGCTCGGCGCGACGTGGCCTGGTCGACGCGTTCCACGAGGACCTGCAGCTGCGCGACGACCAGCGAGTCGCCGGCGTAGGTCGTCTGGAGCCTGGCGATGCCGGCGCGCGCGGCGTCCAGGTCCGCGACGAGCCTGCCGACGAGCCAGGCGTCCGCTTTGGCCGCGTCGCCGCCGAGGGCGCCGATCGCGTCGGATATCACGACGCGCAGCGCCGAGATGGTGCTGTGGCGCGCTTCGCCCGTGAGCCAGCGCACGAGCGCGTTGCCGGACCCCAGCGCGAGCCGCCCCTGGCGCAGCGACAGCTTCTGGCCGTCGCCGACCATCGCGATGATCTTGAGGCTCACCAGGAGCTCGTCCACCGGCGTCATTACCCATAGGCGCGTGTTTTTCCGGCTTTTGGGTGACGCGCGTGCGCCACCCAAAAGCTGAACTGTGAAAATGCGTCAAGGCAAAGGCTCGGCCGTCAGGCCTGGGTGGACAGGTACCAGTTCAGGGCGAGCGCGTACACGACGGCGTGCAGCACGAGGCCGAGGCGCGTGGGCCGGCCGGACGGGTCGGCGATGTCGATGTTCAGGGGGCGCGCGAGGCGGTCCACGAGCATGTACAGGCTGGGCGAGCCCACGATGATGAACAGGAGCCCGGAAATGATCGCGAGCTGCGTGGCGGGGGAGAGGTCCTGGAACATTATACCGGTCGCGCAGATATTTTTTTTAATGTCGCGGCGCACGATACATGTTGTCCCTTTCCAAGACGCCGCATTGGGCGCTCCTGGGGCGCGCGACGCAGATCCGCCTCGGCGCGGCGGACGTGTACGGCTCCAAGCTCGCGGTGTTCAGGGACGCGCGCGGCGCGATCGCCGTCGCCCCCGACGCCTGCCCCCACCGCGGCGCGAGCCTGACGGCGTCGGGCCTGACCGTCCGCGACGGCTGCGCGGTGTGCCCCTACCACGGCCACGCGGTCAAGGGCTCGCTCCCCGTCGTCGAGGACGCGGCCGGCGACGTGTGGCTCGGCTTCGCGGACGTCGCGCGCCCCCCGCCGCCGCCGCCGCCCGAGTTCCTGGACCCCGCGTACCGCACGATCGCGTACGTCAAAGACCTCTCGTGCGTCAACCCCGTGCTCATGACCGAGAACACCATCGACCACGCGCACCTCACGCACGTCCACCGCGTCCACTTCGTGGACGGCGACCCCTACGTGACGATCCACGACACCGGCAACCCCGAGCACGGCCTCGCGACGTACGAGTGGCCCGAAACCCGGGGGTACCGCCTCGTGATCGAGAACGAGTACCACCTCCCCTTCACCACGAGCCTGCGGTTCCTGGTCACGGACGTCGCGACGGGGCAGCGCCAGCCCGCGCTGGTCCTGTGGTTCACGGTCGCGCCGACCGCGGCGGGGTGCCGCTTGCACCTCCGCATCGCGCGCGGCGTGCTGCGGTGCGCGGTCCTGGACGGGCTCTTCAAGTTCATCGACGAGCTGCCGCTGGCCGAGGACGCGGACCTGGTGCGCACGATCGACCCGCAGGTCTGGAGCCGGAACCGCCTCACCGACGCGGACCAGTTCGTGCGCGAGTACCGCCGCGCCATGACCGCGCTGTACCCGGGGCTGCTCGGCGCGTACGTGGCGTGATACGCCTTGGCGTAACGCGTGGCCATATATGGTACTGGACCGGGTATAACACAACACGGACCAAGGGGTGTTTTACTTATTACAATGAAGTTCTTCGGGATCCCGAAGGATCCCGCAGAAGCCGTCGCCATGGGGGTGCCCGACGAGGGCGTGTATTTCGACCGCGACGGGTTTGAGGCCGAGTTGGCCAAGGCCAAGGCCAAAACGAAGGCCAAGGCCAAAACGACCAAGACCAAGAAGGCTGTAGAAAAGGCTGTAAAGAAGTAACTCGTAACACTTAAAGACGTACTCAAAGACACCGCTCACAAGGTCTCCCCAAATGCGGGTGTGCGTCGTGGGGAACGTGGGCGCGGGCAAGTCGGCGGCGCTGGACGCGCTCGCGGCCGCGGGGTACGCGGTCGTGCCCGAGCCCGTGGACGCGTGGGGGGACCTGCTGGACAAGATGTACGCGGACCCAAAAAAGTACGGGCTCGCGTTCAGTCTGCGCGTGCTCCTTGACATGTCGGCCGTCGCGGACCCGGCCGGCCCCGACGACGACGCCGCGCCCGGCCCCGACGCCAAAGCTGGCGTCGTCGTCGTCGAGCGCTCGCCGCTGTGCAACCGCCACGTCTTCACGCAGCTCCTGCACAACGACGGCTCCATGAGCACGACGGAGTGGGACACGTACAAGGACTGCCACGACCTGCTCGCGTGGCGGCCCGACGCGATCGTGTACCTGGACACGCCGACCGACGTGTGCGCGCGGCGCATCGAGGCCCGGGGGCGGCCGTGCGAAGCGGGCATCGACGTCCAGTGGCTGCGGCGCGTGGAGTTTCAGTACGAGACCATGCTGAAGTTCGCAAACGTGCCGGTGTCGAGGGTCGCGGGCACGGGGTCTGCCGCGGACGTGGGCGCGGCCTGCGTCGCGGCGGTCGCGGCCCTGGCGGACGCCACGCGGACGCTCACGGCCTTGCGGCCCAGCGCGGGCGCGTAGGTCACGTCGAAGGCGCGCCCGTCGGGGCTGCCCGACACCGCGGTGATGCCGGTCACGTACGCGGCCCCCTCGCGCTTCGCGATCTCCGCGATGTGCGGCCGCGCGGCCGCGACGGACGCCTGCGGCACCTCGTCGCTCACGAACGCGCGCGCCCCCGGCCACGCCGGCGCCCACGTGCACGCGGACCCGTTGGCGTGGCAGACGCGCCGCAGGGGCGTGACCGTGATCCCGTCGTCCCGCCGCCGGCGCATGAGCACGTACGCGCCCGCGGCCGCGGCCAGGACGGCGACGACGACCGCGACGTGCGTGCGCGTGACCTGCCACGCCGCCGGCTCGGTGTGCACGCTGTACATTTCGTAGACGTACATGTGAAGTTACAGGAGCATTTTTTTCACGCGCGAGTGCGCGGACTGCCGGTACCCGCGGTCCCAGAGGCGCATGAGCATGAGCACGTGCTCCGCGCTGCCCCCGACGCCCGCCGCCGCGGCGCGCACGCCGGCCGCGTCGCCGGCCGCCAGCGCCGCGTCCAGGATGTCCCGCAGGTACGCGAGGTCCTCGACGGGCAGGGCCGCGAGGCCGAGCTCCGCGCGCGCACACGCGATGCCCTTGACGTGGCGCATCCGCGCGCACTGGTTGTACATGCGCGACCAGATCGTGCCGAACTTGTCGATCTTGGGCGGCGGCTTGCACGCCGCGCGCCGGCGGCGGCGCAGGTACGCGCTCGGCGCCGCGGCCGCGAAGACGCCGTACGCGTCGTGGAGCGCCCAGTTCTGGGTGCGGTACATCGCGGCGTCGACGACGTCGGCCGCGGAGAACGCGTCCGAGACCTCGGGGCAGACGTCCTCCGCGAAGGACGTGTAGTTCTCCCAGAACCCCATGCTCACGATGCCGGGGTCCGACGAGAACGCGGCCATGACCGAATCGATCGACGAGTGCTCCGCGAGCAGGGCCTCCACCGAGTCCATGCCCTCGGGCACGATGTCCTTCAGAAACGCGTCGGCGCTGCACGCCGGCGCGGCCGGCGCGGCCGGCGCGGCCGGCGCGTTTCTAAAGGCCCACGCGGCCAGCGCGGCCCTGACGTCGCCCCTGGCGCTGTGCGCGACGGCCGCGGCGTCGGCCAGGTCGGCGGCGCTCGGCGCCTGCGTCGCGGCGATGAGCACGCGCGCGATGGCGTCGCTGCGCGGCGCGCGGAACGCGAAGCGCGTGTACGCCTTGGTCGCGTCCGCGAAGCGCGAGCTCCTGCCCGCGCGCGCGAGGCACAGCGTCGGCACGCGCGGCGCCTTGAGCATCAGGTCGCCCGCGACGTTGGCGTCCGTCCCCACCAGCACGTCGAACTCCTCGACGACCAGGACCTTGGGGCGGCCGGTGACGCTGATCGGGCTCTGGCACGCGTCCGCGACAAAGGCCTTGAGCCGCAGCTGCGACGACCCCACGTCCACGACGTCCGCGCCGAGCTCCGACAGGAGCAGCCGCACCGTCGTCGTGAGGCCGCTGCCCGTCGGCGCCGTGAGCACCGCCACGCCGCCGCCGCGCGACGCGAAGAGCGCGCGCAGCCACTGGCGCACCTCGGCGATCGTCGTCTGCGACAGCAGGCTGTCCAGCGTCGTGCGCATGATGATGATGTCCAATCCGCGCGTATAAAATGTGCGCGCCCCTTAAAATGCTCGACGCGCTCTTCGAAGAGGTCACAAAGTACATGGACCGCGACTCGACGCGCGCCGCGATCCGCGACAAGATCGTGCGGCCCGCGCTGTGCGCCGCCGCCGCGGAGCTCCGCTGGGTCGCGGTCGCGGTGCTGGTGCTGGTGCTGCTGCAGCTCGCGATCCTCGCGGTCGTGCTCCGCCGCGCCGTCGCGTAAATTTATGTGTGGGTACGGTACACATGATGAAGCTCAGCCCCGCCGCGTCGGTGCTCCTCCGCGACTACGCGGACGCCATCTGGGTGGGGTCCATGGTGCTCAAGGTCCTCGTCGCGGTCTTCGCGGCGCCCGAAAAGACGTACGCCGCGTCCGTCGCCGCCAGCGGCAAGTGGTGGCGGCTGCTGCCGGTCGTGGCCGTCATCCTTTTGGCGCTGGGCGCGCTGTTTTTGCTGGCGGTCCGGCTGACGACCCCGAAATAAACCTTGGCCGGACGTATGACGACGTCGACCGCGATTGTCGCGGTCGCGGCCGCCGCGGCGGCCGTCGCGGCGGTCGTCGCGGCGGGGCGGCCGCGCGAGCATTTTGATGACGGGCTGGTCGCGATCGCGTCCATGATGCGGCGCCCCACGGACGTGAGCCTCTGGCTGGCCACGCACCGCGCCGCGGGCGTGGGCAGGTTTTACGTGCGCGCCGAGGACTCGCCCGACCTGGTCGCGTTCCTGCGGACGCAGCCGGACGTGGTCCTGGACGTCGGCGCGTCGGACGCGGGGGACAACTACAACACGCAGCAAACGCGTCAGATCGAGTTCGTGAACCGCGCGCTGGACGCGGCCGCGGCGTCCGGCGACGTCGCGTGGCTCTTCCACGTCGACGCGGACGAGCTCCTGGACGGCGACCTCCGCGTGCTCGCGACCGTGCCCGCGTCGCGCATGGTCCTCAAGATCGCCAACGCGGAGGCGCTGTACGACGACCCCAACGGCACGTGCTTCGCGGCCAAGCGCTTCGTCAAGTGCGACACCGGGCCGTGCCTGAGCTACGCCAACGGCAAGGCCGGCGGCCGCGTCGCGCCGGGCGTGCGGTGCGCGGGCTCGCACGACTTTTCGTACCGCGGGCGCCTGGACGCGGCGGCGCAGTTGCCCTTTGAGCAGCTGCGGGTCCTGCACTTTGACAGCTGCTCCATGGGCGCCTGGATCGAAAAGTTCGCGCACATGCTCAAGGGCGCCAAGAAGCAGGACATCCCGTTTGCGTGGTACCAGGAGTCCCTCGACGTCGCGGCGCGGGCGAGCGCGGTCTATCGCGCGCACAAGGCCGCGGACAAGGCCGTCGACCCCAGGCACGTCTTCACCCGCGCATAGTTCGGTATTTAGTTTGGTATTACAATTCCCGTTTTTCGCCAAAAACAGTGGCGAAAAACGAAAAAAGACACTTTAGTCGTCGACGGCCGGGCGCGACCGTTTCTTGGGCGTCCACAGCCCCAGGTGCCGCAGCTGCGTCTTGTGCCGCTCGTCCGCGTGCGCGACGTCCGCCAGCGCCGCCTGAATTTCGGGGCCCAGGAACACCGCGTCGCGGATGCCGTCCAGCGTGCCGACGCTGTTACCAACGTCCAGCAGCAGCCGGACGCTGGCCTCGGCGCTCGTCGTCGCGGCCTCGGCGCTCGTCGTCGCGGCCTCGGTGCTCGTCGTCGCGGCCTCGGCGGTCGTCGCTGCTGCCGCGCCGCCGGCGCCAGCCGTCGCGCCAGCCGTCATCTTTTTCCGGAGCAGGAACCGGCGGCGCTGGGGGTACTTTTTTGGATTGATGGTCGTCGTCGTCGTCGTCGTCGACCATGTCTGCCCAGCTCGTCTTCGGTATCGACATTGGAACACCCGAGGGAATTAAGGTGCTTCCCTGAGCGCACTACTACGCGCGCCTGCCGTCGCGCAGGTGCACGGGGTTGCCGCGCGAGTCGGTGTCGAAAAAGTACGCGGGCTGCCCGGGGTACAGCAGCGACTCGAAGCCCTCGCTGCCGGGGGACGTGACCGCGACGAGCGCGATGAGCGCCAGCGCCCAGGGCGCGGACACGAGGCCGAGCACGAGCGCCGCGAGGACTGCGAGGTACAGATACATTACACACCGCCAAGAATAAAAACGCGTCATCATTCGCTTAAGGCGCGGTGCGGCGCGCTCGACGCGTATATGCGCTTTGCGCCCACAAGGTACGTCGCGTTTCTGGGGTACGTCGCGTCCACGGCGTTGTTGCACTCCGTCCTCCGCGCGCACTACAGCGCGCAGTGCACGCCCGGCTGGCTGGCCGGCCTCGTGACCTCGGAAGTGTCGCCCTACTGCGAGCTCGTGCGGCGGTGCTTGTCCGGCTTGCAACTGTCCGCGGTCGCGGCCGTCGTCGCGCCCAGGCTGCTGCACGCGTGAGATGCCCAAGAAGCACGCAAAAGGCACGCGCTCCGACGCGAGCGCGGGCGGCATTCGCGCGGACTTTCCGTGGCGCGAAACCGACGACCAGCTGTACGCGCGCGTGACGCGGATCCTCGGCAACGGGCGCGTGACGGCGCAGTGCGGCGACGGCTGCGAGCGCCTCGCCAAGGTGCGCGGCAGCATGCGGTGCAGGGACTGGGTCAGGGTCGGCGACACGGTGCTGGTCAGTGTGCGGCCGGACGCGTCGGGCAAGGCGGACATCCTCTTCAAGTACAACGCGGCGGAGACGGCGTACTTGAAGCGGCAATCGGAACTGGACGGCCTGGAACCCGCCAAAAACGACGACGACGCCGACGACGACGTCGAGTTCGAGTTCGAGTCGGACGTCGACGCGGTGTGATTTTTCTGTGCCTGGGTATAATGGGCTTCTTCAAGAGCATCGGTAACTTTTTCACGAAAACGATTCCCAACGCGGTCGTCCCCGCCGCCAAGACGACCGGCAAGTTCGTAACGCAAAAAGCGGTGCCCAAGGTCGTCGAGGCAGGCAAGACGACGGGAAAGTTCGTGACCCAGAAGGCGGTGCCCACGGTCGTCAAGGGAACGATCGGCGCCGGCCAGGCGGTCGGAATTGTCAAAAAACCGGCTCCGCGGGTGTCCGCGCCCGCGGCCCGGCCAAAGCCCGCGGCCCGGCCAAAAACGGTACCGCAAGCCCGCCAAGCCACGAAACCCCAGCCGAAACCTTCGTCCATACCCCTGCGTGGCGCGCCTCTGCATGCGCCCCAACCCCAGCCGTCGCCCGCGCCGTCGCCCGCTCCAGCGCCGTCACCAGCGCTCGCGCCAGAGCCCGCGCCGTTGCCCGCGCCAGACGCACCAGCCCCGGCCCAGACGTCACATTTCCCGCTGGTGATGCTGCTCGTCGTAGGGGTGCTCGTCGCGGTGCTGTACCGCCGCATGGCCATGGCGGCGTGACACGCGCCGCCTCGGCGTGACACGCGCCGCCTCGGCGTGACACGCGCCGCCTCGGCGTGACACGCGTCGCCTCGGCGTGACACGCGCCGCGTCACTGCTCGAACCCGGTGCACTGCGACGGCGATTCCTTGCACCCGCGCGCCTCGGAGCCGTACGCAAACTGCGCGAACGCGACGGTGTCCGGGATGTTCGTGGTGACCGGGTTGGTCATGAACTGGCGCTGCGAGTTTTCGCGGTCGTAGACGTCGGTGATGTTGCGGTACAGGCCCTCGTTGAAGTGTTTGGAGATGTCGTCGTGCATGTCGTCGTAGTCGCACGCGGGCGCGCGGTCCGCGTTGGCGTACTCGGTGAGGAGCACGTTCCCAAAGGGGTTTGCGCGCGTGGACCGCGTGCACTGGCCCCGCGCGCGCGACGCGCGCACGGGCGCGCCGCGGTTGGGCCCCGAGAACCGCTCCACCCCAAAGGCGTGCACCGCGCTGAGCGCCGCGATCACGCCCACGCCCGAGAACAGCGGCCACGTCGCGCGGCGGTACGCGGCGATCGCGATCGCGACGTACGCGACCAGGCGCACGATCGTGTTCAGCCGCTCCTCGGGGCTCTGGCCCTTGGCCGGGAAAAAGTCGGCGGCGCGGCGGGGCAGCACGCGCACGTCGGTGTACCACGCGGGGTCTGCGTTTGCCATACTGTGACGCGAGGTTTTTTTTACACGTCACCCCCGCCGAGCATGCGCGCGAGCTCGCCGCCGCCGCCGCCCATCAGCCCCGCCAGCGCGCCCAGGCCGCCGCCGCCGCCGGCGCCGCCGAGGAGCATCTGCGTGACAGCGGAAAAGTCCATGTCACCGGACGTGATTTTGTCGGCGCACGAGTTCGCGACCGACTCGATCGAGCCCAGCAGCTCGGGCGGCACCGAAAGCACCGTGGAGCCGAGGAGGAGCAGCATGTGGAGGTACTGCCAGATGGCGTCGCGCGTCGCGTCGGTGACGCCCTCGGACGCCCACAGCCGCGCAAAGTCGATGGACCCCACGCGCAGCTCGCCGAAGGCGGAGGCGTCCTTGGCCATGAGCCGGTCCTGGACCGGCCCCGCCGCGGCCATGAACACCTCGAGGGGCTTGCGGGCGTTGGCGGCGGTGAGCGCGGGGTACATGTCCTTGAACTGCGCGATCTCGGGGACGTCGGGGAACACCCCCGCGAGCTCGTCCAGGAACTGTCCCATCATGCTGTTGAATCCGGCGACGGTCGACATATCTGACGTGCGTGCCGAACTTTTCTGGGTGCGGCGAACGCGGGCTACTTTTGTGGGCGGGTACGGAAATGGCGGGATTCTTGGTCTCCGTCGAAGGCATTCCCGGCGGCCCGCGCGACGAGGTCCTGGCCAGGGTCACGGGAACCGCCGCGAGCCCCCACTTTTACGCCGCCTCGTTTGCGGACTCGGTGCGGGAACTGCTGACGCGGTCCAAGGCGTGGGCGCCCGACCGCCGCGGGTTCGTGTCGCTGGGGCCGTGGCTGGACCTGGTGCCGCACGACGCGCTGCTCGCGGACACCTACGAGCGCCTGGCGACGAGGGTGCTGCCGCGGGACTTTGTGCACGTCATGGTGCGCGTGCACAGCGACCCGCACGAGGCCTTTGACCGCGTCGTGGGGTCGGGCGCGGACGGCAAGGACGTGGACCTGCGCGCGATGGCGACCGCGGCGTCCAGGATCCGGGAGCTCCGGTCGGCGATGCTGGGCATGCCCACGCGCGTCGTGGACGTCGTCGCGCCGCCCTACGCGGGGGACACGCCCTCGGACCTCGCGAGCCTCGCGACCAAGGTCCTGGCGGGCGTCGCCGCCGCGACGACGAGCGCTTAAGGCGCGGCGCTCGCGCGGGGCCGCAATGTGGCGCACGGAATTTGTGTACGCCCTGGACAAGTACGCGGACCTCGTGTTCCGGTGCGCCGATGGCGTGGACATCCCCGCGAGCCGGTACGCGTGCATGACCGCGCTGCCGCTGCTGCGGGACGCGCCCCTCGACGACTCGGACCTCGACGACCTGGGGCGCGCGGTGCTGCACGTGCCGCGAGAGTCCGCGGGCATCGCGGTCGCGCTGGGCGTCGTGCACGCGACCGCGGACGTGTCCGCGTTCGGCGAGGCCGAGTGCGCCGCGGCGCTGGAAGCCTTCGAGTACCTCGGCGCGTGCGGCGGCCTCGCGACGGTCGGGGGCGCGCTGAGCCACGCCGTCCTGGACCGCGCGTGGACGATCGTCGCGGCGGCGGACCTCGCGAGGATCAAGCCCTGGCTGCAGCGCTTTCTCGACAGCGACGTCGTCAGGCCCAGGTGCCTGCGCAAGCTCGTCGAGGCGTGCGTCGGGTGGGACGCGTTCCGCCGCGCCCTGGACGCCGTCGTCATCGACGCGCGCATCGCGGCGGCGCTCATGCGCATGACGCGGTACTTCCCGCCCGTGCCCATGCTGCGGTTCGTGCTGGACAGGTGCACGGTCAAAGACGCCGCGACCGTCGCGAGCCTCGCGGCCGTCGGCGGCGTGTACTACCACCCCGCGGAAGTCACGCACGCCATGAAGATCGTGGCCGGCGTGGTGCCCGGCATCCGGGACCTGCTGCTGGCGTGGCTGGACGGCATGCAGACCGTGGAGCACAACCCGCGGGCCCGGGGCGTGACCTCGACGTTTGTGAATTACCACGAGCCGTGCGTGTCGCTGCTCGCGGACGTGCGCGACGCGCCCGCGACGTTCGACGTCCGCCTCGCGCCCTGGGTGTCGCTCGAACGCACGGCCGCCGGCGACCACGACGCCGTGGTCACGATGTCGAAGCTGGACGCGGACGCGAAGCGCGCGCAGAGGCTGGACGCGCGCGTCACGGGGTACGACCGTGACGCGCTCGTCGTATACGAGCGCGTGTACACGCACGACGCGATCGTCTCGCGGATGCCGGTCCGCGTCAGCGAGGGCCGGCTCGTGCACTCCGCGGGCCGGCCGACCCGCGTCGACCACGTGCGTCTGGACCTCTTTTTCGGGGACGTGCCCGTGTGGACGTGCCCGTACTGAAAGTGGGGACGTGCCCGTACTGAAAGTGGGGACGTGCCCGTACTGAAAGTGGGGACGTGCCCGTACTGAAAGTGGGGACGTGCCCGTACTGAAAAACATTTACGCGCGCTTGATGAACTTGTTGGTGCCGCTGACCCACACCCACTTCCTCGTGGTAGCGTCCCAGAAGCGCTGGTACGTCCTGCCGCTCTTGCCCTTTTTGAACTGGTTAATCGCGGTCAGGCTGTGCCCGCGAGACCCGACCCACTTGGACCCGGCGGTGTACGTCTCCGTCTCGTCGTCGTACGTGTCCATGTCGTCGTCGTACGCGTCCATGTCGTCGTCGTAGCCGCTGTACGTGCGGCGCGCGGAGCACGCCTTGCGCCAGGCCCAGAGGCCGAAGAGCACGGCGACGAAGACGGCGGCGTGGAGGAGCACGCCGTTCTGGGACGGGCAGCCCGCGGGCGACGCGATCCAGCGGCCCAGGAGTCCGGACGTGAGCTTGTACGTCGCGGGCGACGCGATCAGCACGAACACGACGGCGAGCATGACGGCCTTGGAGAGCATTATAACACGTCCCCAATATTTTATTATGACGCGACCCATATGAAGGAAGACCTCTGGAGATCGTTCGCGCTGAAGCACCGCTACAACTCTGCCACGCGCGACGACGCAGCGCGCCGGGAGCGCCTCCGCCGCGTGGTGGACGACATCGCGTACACGCTGTACGGGGGCAAGATGGCCACCGCGGCGCGCGTGTCGCGACCGTACGTCGGCAAGAACCGCGCGTGGCTGTCGGCCGAGTTCATCCCGCCGCGGCGCCGCGCCACGGCCGAGGCGGCGCCCGCGGACGCGGCCGGATGGCACACCCGCGTGCGCGCGCCGCCGCGTCGCACGTCGCCGTCGCCGCGTCGCACGTCGCCGTCGCCGCGTCGCACGTCGCCGTCGCCGTCGCAGTCAGACGACGAGTTCTTCGCGCGCCACGGCGTTTCGGCGACGACTCGGCCCAGCCCAAGCCTCGGCAGCCGGCCGCAGACGAGGCTGCCCATGGACTCGCAGTCCAACGACGAATTCTTCGCACGTCACGCACGATGAAAAACCAATGCGCGCAGCTACTGTGGGTGGTCGACTTTCCGTGATGTATTACACGTACACGTACACGTACACGTGTACACGTACACGTACACGTACACGTACTTACGCGTCGGAGCATTCGACGCGTTCCCCCAGCGGCGTGCCGGTCATGATGCGCATGAGCGCGTCCTCGTCGATGAGGTCGTCCGGCACCGCCGCCCTGAACTCGCCCATGAGCTCCTCCGCGCGGCGCGAGTCCGAGTCCGCCAGCGCGGCGTAGACCTCGGCCGCGATCGCCAGCCACTTGGCGTGCTGCGCGAGCTGCAGGCTCATCGCCTCGGCGTCGTCGCGGCGTTTTTGGGCGTACGCGCACGCGCGCGGAAACAGGAGCGCCGCGAACATGCCGACGCGCCGCGACACGCGGGACATCGTCATCGCAGGCGCGACTCGCATCGGCGCGATTCGGCCGACCGCAGGGCGCGCCGTCATCGCACGCATTGTCATCGCTGTCATCGCAAATGTACTGTACTTGTCCCGCCGGGGCCCTCCTTAAAGTCCTGGACTTCGGGCTGCCATATATGGCGGGTAGTGCACATATACGCACGCGCCCGTTCGCTTTTTTCATTTTCGCAATTCGCAACCATGTCTACGACCGCATGGCTGGAAAAGGTGTACGCGACCTACGACGTCCTGGTGGCCGCGGGGTGCCCGTCGGACGGCGCGATCGAGCGCATGGCGGCGAAGGTTCGTCTCCCCCACGACGACGAGTTCCCGGAGCGGAGCTTCGAGACGGCCAAGCAGCTCGTCGTCAGCGCGCTGCTGGCACGCGAGTTCGAGTTTGATCCTTGCGATGTCCTGGACGGCCGGTTCTGAGCCGGTCCGTGTAAATAAAATCACGCGCCACACCAGAGATGCGAGAGCTGCTCGTCTTTGGTGTGATGCTGGGCGTGCTGCTCGTGGTGGTACAGTATCAGGTGGCACAGTGCCCCGCGCCCAAGGTCGAGTACCGGTACCTGCCCCGCGACCTGGACACCTACATCCGCGAGGAGCCGGGCGCCAGCGTCGTGTACGGCGCGATGTTCGGGGACGAAGACATCATCAGATGAAGCGCGCGTCCGGCGCTCACGCCCACTTCCACTCAATCTGCGCCTTGTCCTTGACCTTGCCGCCATAGAACCGCTGCGCCGTGAACTTCTCAAAGTCGATGAGCACGCCACCGCCCGAGTTTTTGCTACAGCAGTTCCCGCAGTCGTGGTTGCCGCACGTGTCCAGGGCCTCCACGGTCAGCGTGGTGCCGTTCTCGGGGTTGCGCACCAAGATCTTCTTGCCCTTGACGTTCTTGTCCCACCACCCGCACTCGTCGCGGCACGACTTCTGGTTCTTGTCGTCGTAGAACGCCACGATGTTGCGTTTCTGGACTTCCTCGGGCGACAGCTTGCCGCTGACGCCCGCGAACTGGCCGGCGTACTTGCAGCCGCTGTAGTCTTCGCACTCCTCCTTGGACGCGGAAGGGTTGTAGTTCGACGCGCCCTTGCAGCACTCCGGGTGGCTCGTGTAATGCGTCGCAATCGCCTTTTGCCAGCCCGCGCCGCCGGTCGTGGTCGTGGTCGGGGGACCCGCGACGGCCCCGCCGCCGCCGCCCTTGGCCGGCTTGCCGCCCTTGGCCGGCTTGACCGGCTTGGCCTCGCCGCCAACGCTTCCCTTGCCGGGCTTGGCGGCCTTGCCGGGCTTGGCGGCCTTTCCGGGCTTGGCTGGCTTGCCGGCCTTGTGACTCTTGGCTGGCTTGCCGCCGCCTGACTCGCCACCGCCGCCTGACTCGCCGCCGCCGCCTGACTCGCCGCCGGGCGCTGGCGCGGGGGTCTCCCCGATCGGGACGCCAGGCAGCGTGAGGCTGCTGGGAACGATGCCGGCTGGCACGTCGACGCTTGGCTTTTTCAGTATCGTCGGCGGCGCGACGGCAATCAGCGTGGGCGTCGGCGTCGGCTTGGGCGTCGGCTTGGGCGTCGGCGTCGGCTTGGGCGTCGGCTTGGGCGCCGGCCTGGGCGTCGGCTTGGGCGTCGGCTTGGGCGCCGTAGTCGGCTTGGGTTGCACATACACATCGGCCGCGGACTTGGGCGCCGAAAAGTACGTGTACGCGGCCCAGCCGAGTCCCAGCACGAGCACCAGCACCACGACCCCGATCAGCACGACCCGCGCCGTCGCGCCGGGCGACCCCGCGGCGGCGGCGGCGACGGTCGCATTCGCCGTCGCGACGTTCTCTGCCGTCGCGTTGGCGGCGTTGTTGACCGCCGTGTTGACGGCGTCGTTGACGGCGTCGTTCACGGCCTGCGCGGCGTCGTTGACGGCTTTCGCGGCGGACATTACTCTTGGAGCAGTAAATTATTTTCTGCTGCCGAGCTGGCGCTCCCACTTGTGCAGCGCCTTGACAAAGGTCGGCGTCGGGTAAAAGGTTTCGCGCTTGAGGTCGTTGATGCGCTTCATCGCGGTCTTGGCGCCGAGCCCGTACTTCCACATCAGGTACGCGGCCACGGTCGCCGCGCTGCGCTGCATGCCCGCGCGGCAGTGCACCAGCACGGCCCCCCCGTGCGACAGCACGTCGTCGATCGCGACGGACGACACCGGCCAGTGCTTGATGATCACGGGGTTCTCGGCGGGGTCGTCGTCGACGGGGACGCGGTACGTGGGGAGGCTCGTGTACACGGGGATGTTCCGCGAGCAGTTGACCACGAGGCGGATGCCCTTGGCCGCCATGAAGTCCGGGTTGCGCGCGTCGCCCTCGGACCCGATCCAGAGCCCGGGGACGATCTCCTTGGCGGGGTAGAACCGGCCGTCGTCGTTGTACGCGGGCGCCGGCGTCCCGACCAGACTACTCATGTGTGGTGTCTCGCGGGTTTTTTTTGGGGCGGTAGATCATGTATTTGTTGGCGATCGTCGCGGCGCTTGCGTTGCTCGCGCTCGTGCGCACAGAGCGCATGTCGTGCTTCCCGGGGTACGTCGTCCGCGACGGCGTGTGCGTGCGCGTCGACGCCGACGCCAGCGCCGCCGCCGCCAGCGCCGGCGCCGACGATTAAGCCTTGCACCGCGCGGGGTCGCCGCTTTCGCAGACCACGCCGCCGAGGCCCTTGGTGAGGCCCTTGGCGATGGCTTCGCGGCGTATCTCTCCGACGACGCGGGCCCAGTCCTCGCCGTGGGTCTGGGAACTGGCGATTTCAAAGTACGGCGGTCCGCCGCACTTGTCTCCGCCGATGCCTTTATCGTAGCACAGCACGTGCCCCAACTCGTGGATGTACGTGCTGAAGAGGACGTCCGGCGACGCGCCCCCGCGTACGGTCGTGAACCAGACCCTGTTGTTGCCGGACCAGCCCCAACTGCCGGCAAAGGGCACGACCCCCAGGCGCGACACCGGCTCGTCCACGAACTTGGACATGTAGGACACGATCAGCTTGCCGCGCGGGGTCTTGCCCAGCGCGGTAGTTTTGACGTGGTCGCGCAGGACCCTCATGCGCCGGTTCATCTCGACCATGCGCGCGACTTCTTCTGCCTTGCCGGCCGCGGTGCCTGGTTCGGTGTTATCGGACCCCGGAACGCTCAGACGGGCGCCGACGACGTACGTCCGCCCGTCGGACCCGCGCACCGTGTCAAAGTCCGCCGCGGACTTGGGTTGCTTGGGGCGCCCCTGGTTTTTCCACCAGTCCCAGGCGTCGCTGATGGCCTTGTTTTTCGATTGCGTCGAGGCCGGGGTTTGCGGCGTTTGCGCGGGCGTTTGCGGCGTTTGCGTCGGGGCCTTGTCCTTTTTCGGGGCCTTGTCCTTTTTCGGCTTCTTGGGGTCTTGCGCGGGAACGGCGGACGTTTGCGGCGACGCGGACGGCGACGCGGCTTGCGGTAGTTGTTTCGGGGCCTTTTCTTTTTTGCGCTTGTCTTTTTGGACGGGCGCTGCGGTGATTGTCGCGGGCGCGGCGGCGGTTGTCGCGGGCGCGGCGGCGGGGGCGCTCGGAGGTTTTTTCTTGTGTTTGTCTTTTGGTTTTTTGAAGACGGCAAAGGAAGGGCCGCGCGCGGCGGGCGCGACGGGCTCGACGACGACGACGGGCTTGACTGGCGCGACGACGGGCTCGACGGGCTCGACGACGGGCTCGACGGGCTCGACGGCTGGCACGACGGGCTCTGGCTCGACGACGTCCTTTGCGATCCGCGCGCGCCGCCACAGCGCCCAGACGACGACGGCGACCGCGACGGCGGCGACGGCCACGAGCACCGCGGAGACGACGACGAGCGTGTCCATCATACCCATCGACCCGAAATTTTTATCGTGCCGCGGCGCGTTCTTCGAAATAAAACCTGGCGTGTGGGTAGAACATGGGCGGTGGCATGGCACAGCTCGCCAGTTACGGCCAGGCCGACGTCGTGCTGACCGGCAATCCCCAGATCACGTACTGGAAGCTGGTGTACAGGCGGCACACCAACTTCAGCGTGGAAGCGATCGAGTCCGCGTTCCAGGGTCCCGTCGACTTTGGCAAGCGCGCGACGGTGCAGGTCCCGCGCAACGGCGACCTCGTGAGCCGCATGTGGCTGCAGATCACGCTGCCGGACCTGCTCGCGTACGACATCGCCCCCGCGCCGACGGAAGGCCAGACCGTCGACGCCAGCAGCAAACTGAGGTATAACACGAGCACGCGCGGGTACTACAAGAACAATAGCGGTTCAGACGGCACGCAGGTCGCGTGGTACTACGCGGGCAAGTACTACACGAGCTCGTCGTACACGTCCGAGATCTCGACCTGGCCGTACATGCTCGCGAGCGATACCAACTACGACAACTCGACTGACTGGACCCGGCCCACGCAGCGCGTGCGGTGGTGCAACAGCGTCGGCCACGCGCTCGTGAGCAGCTGCGAGATCGAAATAGGGGGCTCGCGCATCGACAAGCACTTTTCGGAGTGGTGGGACGTGTGGAGCGAGCTGTCCGAGAAGGAAGAGCGCCGGACTGGGCTGTGGGAGATGATCGGCAAGTACTCGTCGGCGACGTACGACGTCGCCGCGACCGCGTCGTCGGGCGGCGCGTGGACCCGCGACATGTCGCGCCAGCGCACGTACTTTGTGCCGCTCACGTTTTGCTACAACCGCTCGCCGGGGCTGAGCATCCCGATGGTCGCGCTGCAGTACCACCAGATCAACATCAACTTCGAGTTCAGGCCGTACATGGAGCTCATCCGCAGCTACAACCTCGTGTCCGGCACCGACACCGCGCTGACGTCGCTGAGCAGCAAGTCCGGCGCGCTCGCGCCCTCGTTCGTGGACTGCAAGCTGTACACGGACTTTGTGTTCCTGGACACGGAAGAGCGCCGGCGGTTCGCGAGCATCCCGCACGAGTACCTCGTGGAGCAGCTGCAATTCCTCGGCGACGAGGCCGTGAACAACAACGCGCTGAACCGGAAGTTCACGCTGTCGTTCAACCACCCCGTCAAGGAGCTGATCATGGTCTACGTGCCCGCGACCGCGTACGCGGTCGACACAAAGGACGGAAACAGCATCTTCACGTACGACGTGCCCGACGCCGCGACCGCGGAGCCGTTCGAGACGGTGAAGCTGCTCCTGAACGGGCACGACCGCTTCAGCGAGCGCCCGGGCGCGTACTTCCGGCTCGTGCAGCCGTACCAGCACCACACGCGCGTGCCCACCAAAAAGGTGTACGCGTACAGCTTCGCGCTCCAGCCCGAGGACTTTCAGCCCAGCGGGACCTGCAACTTTTCGCGGCTCGACACCGCGCAGCTCGCGGTCACCATGAACGCCGGGTGCACGCTGGGCCGCGTCAAGGTCTACGCGCTCGGGTACAACGTCCTGAGGATCGCCAGCGGGCTCAGCGGGCTCGCGTTCGCAAACTGACTTAAAAGCCGAGTCGCTCCAGCCCGGCATGGTGGTGACGCGCGCACGCGCGGACGCGGCGCGCGCGGAAGACGCGGCGCGGACGCTGCTCGCGCTCGCGGCGTCCGCGCCGCGCCGGCCGGCCAAATAAATGTCGTGGGACATGAACATGGTTGATTGTGTCGAGACTTGCAAGGCGCCACGAAAGTCGCGGCGGTCCCACGCGTCCCGCGCGGCGTCGTCGGCGTCTGCGTCGCCGTCGTTGTCGCCGTCGGCGTCTGCGTCGCCGTCGGCCGGGTTCCAGACGTCCCTGGGTTTCCAGCCCTCGCTGGGACCGGTCGTGCCCGACGCCATGTCGCTCGGCGTGGTCTCGTCATCGCTGCGGCGCAGGCGGCCGTCGTCGTCGTCGTCGAAGAAATACTAGGTTTGTCGAAGAAATACTAGGTTTGTCGAAGAAATACTATCGTACGGTACCATGGAGCTCGTCAGGTCTGACGCCAAGTCGCTGTCCGACGCGAGCCGCGGGCCCGACGACGAGACCGGCGCGGTGCGGTACCTGGACGGCCGCCTCGCGGAAAACCACCTGAGCCGCCGCCAGATCGCGCGCTGGCGGCTGCTGCGTCTGGACGGCAAGTACTACGACCGCGCCCGGTTCAAGCGCGAGCTCGCGACCGCGATCCGCAAGGCCGTGCCGCACAGCCGCCGAGCGCTGACCCCCGCGGAGATCGCGAACGTCGAGTCCCCGGCGCCGTACAGGTACAAGTACTGACGGGTACAAGTACTAGAAAAAATACTCTGTGCGGGACTTCAATGGACCTTTCTCGTCGTCAGATGTACGCTATCGCGATCATCGCGATGGCCCTCGCGATGATCGCCGTCGGCCTCGGCTTCGGCGTGCGCGCCGCGTCGCGCCGAGGCGGTTCGGCCGTGGCGCCCGCGTCGAACGGTATGGTCGCGGTCCGCCCCGCGTCGAACGGCATGGTCGTGGTCCGCGACCCCCGCCTGCTGCCCGCGATCAAGCCGGCGCGGGTGCCGGCGCCGGGACCCAAGCCCAAGCCCAAGCCCAAGCCTGTGCCGGCTGCCACCGCGCCCGCAAACTGCACGGCGTCGGTGTCCTTGCCCAAGACGACCGCCAAGGTGTGCGTCGATAAGATGATGCGCTACCCGGTGTGGACATCCCGGGCCGGGACGTGCGTCGCGGTGCCGACCGATTGCAACGGCCCGCGCGCCGACCCCAGCAAGAACCTGCACGCGTCCAAGGCGGCGTGCGAAAAGGCCTGCGCCGCGCCGGCGACCGCGCCCGCGACCGCGCCGACCGCGCCGGCGCCCGTGCCGACCGCGCCCGCGACCGCGCCGACCGCGCCGGCGTCGCCGGCCCCGGGCAAGGTCCTGATCAAGCGGCTCGTGGACGACGCGCACGCCCTCCGCCCCGCGGCGCGCACCGATCCGCGGCTCGCGAAGCTGCCGCGCGCCGCGCAGGCGGAGCTCGCGCGCCTGGCCGTCCGCGGCACGGCCACCGAGATCCGGAACGCGACCGTCGACCTCGGCGGGGCCGTGGTGGGCACGCTGGGCGGCGAGTTCGCGGGCGCGCCCGTGGGCCCCAACGACGTGGCCGCGATCAACCAGTACCTGGACGAGCTGTCCCGCCAGCCCGCGAGCCTGCTGGCCGGCAATTAATTTGTTTTTCCAATGCAAATGCAAATGCAAAACCTGACCCGCGACCTGGTCGCGCGGCAATTACCCGCCAAGAACCAGGCCAGCCTCGCGATGGTGTCCAAGGACTGGCAGAACGCGGTCAAGCCGCACCTCGACGTGAAGCGCGCGCTGGTCCGCGTCGCCGACGCGCGCCGCAAAGCCGCGTACAAACACCTCGTGGAGTTGTTGGACAAGGCCATGGGGGGCTGGGTCGACCGCATCCGCGCCGGCGACGTGCCCGAGGGCTTCGTCGAGGGCCCCAAGTGGTGCTATCTCAAGAAGTACGGCATGACGTTGTTCATCAGGCGCGAACGCCCCCACTATCGTAACGAGGAAGTTATAGTCGTTTTGGAAGTGCCCAGGCAGGGGTTGGTCCTCCAAATCTCGGTCGACCCCCTGCGCATGGTGCTGATTCACGGCGATGATAACGCGGACTTGGCGCGCATGTATAAGACGCAAATGTGGAACGAAGGGATAAGTGTGCCCGTCAGGTTAGAGCTCGATCGAACGCTCTTCGCAGATCGTCCCCGCCGCGGCAACCCGCGCGCGTGAAAATACTCTCCGCGCATGGTATATCCCTCCGATGATGCGACTCGTCCTGCTCGCCGTGTTGCTCGTGCTGGCGCTGCTCGCGCTGTTCCCGCCCATCGCCGAGGGCGCCGGCGGCAGCAGCTGGCTCGTGACGCAGTCGCGGCACGGCTGCGACCACCTGGGCGGCTTCGAGGGCGGCGGCTGGAAGTATAGCCTCACGGACCGCCTGTGCTGCAAGAACGGCACGTGCCTCGACGCCTCGGGCGCGCGGAAGCCGTCGCGGGACCTGGTCAGCCTCAGGAAGCGCAAGGTCGTGCGCGAGCAGCGGTACGCGGACGCCAAGGCCCGCGGCGACCACATCGGCATGCAACGATACAGCGCCAGCGTCGGCAAGATCGTGAAGCAGGACAAGGGTTTCCTGGGCGGCATCGACTGGAAGCGCGCGCGCCTGCGGTGCCCGCCCGGCTGGAAGGCCTCGGGCGACGACATGTGCTGCGAGCAGTGGTGGCCCGACGGCCGCGCGCAAAAGTGCAAGACCATGAGCACCGGCGCCGTGTGGAGCCGCACCTGGAAGGCCAAGAAGTTAGGCCAGAAGTGATGACCGCTGCCGCGCCGCGTTGTGTGTTTTCGCGTTTGTTTGTTTGATGGGCTTCGCCTTGGCGTGACCGCGTACACTTGACCTCGTTAAAAACGCGGTCAAGAGCATGCCCCCCAAGAAAGCCCCCGGCCAGCAACTCAGCCTCCGCAAGTTCGACCCCGAGAAGATGGACGACCGCCGCGTGGTCATGGTCATCGGCAAGCGCAACACCGGCAAGTCGGTGCTGTCGAAGGACCTGTTGTACTTCAAGCGCCACATCCCGCTGGGCATGGTGCAGTCCGGGACGGAAGAGGGCAACGGGTACTACTCCAGCTGGGTGCCGGACAGCTTCATTTACAACGACTTCGACAAGGCCGCGATCGAGCGCCTGATCGAGCACCAGCGCAAGGCGTGCAAGGAGGGCACCGCGAAAAACGTGTTCATCGTGCTCGACGACCTCATGTACGACGCCAAGTTCTTGAAGGACAAGGTCATGCGCAGCATCTTCATGAACGGCCGGCACTGGAACATCTTTTTGCTGGTCACGGCGCAGTACTGCGGCGACATCCCGCCCGCGATCCGGTCCAACATCGACTACGTGTTCTGCCTGCGCGAAAACATCTTACAGAACCGCGAGCGGCTGTACAAGAACTTCTTCGGGATCTTCCCCAGCCTCGACGCCTTCAACCAGTGCCTGGACGCGACGACCAACGACTACGAGTGCCTGGTCCTCGACAACACGAGCCGCTCCAACAACATCGAGGACTGCGTGTTCTGGTACAAGGCCCGCGTGCGCAACGATTTCCGGATGGGCAGCGCCGCGCTCTGGCGCTGGCACCGCCGCATGTACAACGCGGGCTACGACGACGCCCCGGCCCCGGAAAAACTCGAAAAACACCGGTCCGGCTCGCGCCCGCTGGTCACCGTGCAGAAACTGTCGGCCGCGGGCTCGGCGCCGGCGCCGAAGCCGAAGCCGAAGCCGAAGCCGAAGCCGGCTCCGAAGGCTGGGGAGGCCGCGCCATCGGGGACAGCAGCGTCGCGCGGCACAGGGGGCAAGGCATGAACAGCCCCTCGTCCGACAGCCGCTGGAACACCGCCTCGAACCGTACGTGTACGCCGCGCGCCCGCCACGCGACGGCGTCGTCCAGCGCTTCCGTAAAGTGCGGCGTTCGCGTCTGCGCGTGCGCGTACTGCGAGAGGCACCCCCGGTGCATCGCGGCCGCGCAGCACTCGGTCTCGATGGTGTCCGAGTCCGGGTGGGGGCCCTCGTGCGTGCACTCCGCCAGGCACACGGGGCACGAATCGTCGGGCTCCGAAAACACCGCGGTCGCATCGGCGACCCAGTCGTCGAGCATGTCCCGCAGCTCCGCGACGGCGACCAGGGCGGCGCCGTTTTCCGCCAGGACCCGCCGCCGCGCCGCGCGGGACTCCCGGCCCCGGGTATCTGCGAGGGTGGCCGAGTCTTGCCGAGGCGAAGCCGAGTCTTGCCGAGGCGAAGCCGAGTCCATGTTTTGTGTTTTTCCATGGTCGGTGACTTTTGGTTTTCGAAATGGGATTGACTGACGCAATCCGATTTGACGCCCAGTCAATCCGATTCGACGCCCAGTCAATCCCATTTGCCGAGTAGCCCCCGCCGCTGCGACGACACGCACGCAAAAGAAGCGCGAAACGATGTACGCCGCCCTGGTCAACGCGTTCGAGCGCTTCCGCGTGCCCAAGAATGCGGTGTGCGCGGCGGTGGCCAAGGCGTACGGCGAGCGGCTGCCGGCGCTGATCCGGGACAAGGACGGGCGCACGCTGGCCACCGTCGTCGTCGCGCCGCGGGACGTGAAAAAGTTCCTGGCGCTGTGCCCGGACCGCCTCGACCTCGCGGCGCAGCTGGCGGCGTGCGTGCCGCAGCGGCTCCTGCGCAGCGCGGCGGACGCGCTGGCGTCCGCGGACGAGGTGCGCGCGGACCCGTACTCCGCGATCCGGCGGTGCGGCGGCAGCCTCGCGGACGCGGACGCGTGCGCCGCGCGCGTGGGGTTGTCGCCCGAGGCCCGCGACGCCGCGCGCATGGCCTGGACCTTCGACGACGTCGCGGGCAGGAACGGCCACACGCTCCTGCGCCCGGCCGAGCTCGCGGAGCGCCTGCGGTTCGAGCTCGGGGTCCCGCCGGACGTCGCGCGCGCCCGCGTCGACGCCGCCGTCGCCGCGGGCGCGCTCGTGCGGTGCGGGCTCGACGCCGTGACCACGCGCGCGCAGCACGACCTGGACGCGCGCCTCGCCGCCGAGATCCGGCGCCGGCACGACGCGGTCGTCGAGCGTCTGCCGGTGCCGTGCCCGCCCGGGCTCTCGCCGCAGCAGACCGCGGCGCACGACGCGATCGCGACGCGGCTCCTGACCGTGATCACGGGCGGCCCGGGCACCGGCAAGTCGCACGCGGTGGGGCTCATCGTGGAGGCCGCGCGCGCGGCGGGGCTGGAGGTCGCGACCTGCGCGCCCACGGGCAAGGCCGCGCGCAACGTCGCGGGCCGCACCGTGCACTACCACGCGCTGCGGTCGCGCGTCGGCGCCAAGCGCGGCGACGACGACCTCCCCGCGGCGCTGGACCTGCTCGTCGTCGACGAGGCGAGCATGCTCACGGACGAGCTCCTGGCCGCGGTCTTCGACATGGTGCCGCCGGGCTGCCGCGTCGCGCTGGTCGGCGACGCGGACCAGCTGCCGCCCGTCGGCGCGGGCGCGTGCTTCGCGGACCTTCTGTCGACCGCGCACGTCGTGCGGCTGTCGCACCAGCACCGCAGCAGCGACCGCATCGGCGACCTCGCGCGCCAGGTCTTGCGCGGGGACGCGATCACGCCGCCGCCGGACGACACCGTCGAGTGCGACACCGTCGACGCGGCGGTGGCGGCGTGCGTGCGCGCCGCGGCGGAGGGCGTCCAGGTCCTCGCGCCCCAGAACGCGCACCGCATCCGCGTCAACGAGCTGACGCAGGCGCGGCTCTTCCCGGGCGACGCGCGTCAGACGTTCGAGACCGCGGACAAGGGCGTGCGCGCCGGCGTCGGCGACCGCGTGATCGTGACCAAGAACACGCCGGACGCCAAGAACGGCGACCTGGGCGAAGTCGTCGAGTACGTCAACGCGACGACCGCGTGCGTGCGGCTCGACGGCGACGCCGAGCGCGTGCGGCTGCCCGCGTACAACGTCGCGCTGGCGTACGCGACGACGGTGCACAAGTTCCAGGGCTCCGAGACCGACGCGGTGTGCGTGCCGCTGCTCGCGCAGTTTGGGTGGGACACGCAGCTCCTGTACACGGCGATCACGCGCGCGAAGACGCGGGTTCTGGTCGCAGGCCAGGCGGCGACGGCCATTCGCGCCCGCGCGCCCCGCCGCACCGCGCTCGCGTTCGTGCTCGCGCACTAGTCCCCAAGTAAAAGTAAAAAATATCTTGTAAGGTCACACAACATGTCTTGGGATCAGGTCCTCGGCGTCAGCGCGGACAGCGCGACAGAGAACAACGTGCGTCGGGCGTACAAGAAGCTCGCGCTCAAGTACCACCCTGACAAGTACGCGACCAAGTCGCAGGCGAACCGCGACCGCGCGACCGCAAAGTTCAGGAACGTGCAGAGCGCGTACGAGTCCGGCAAGGCGTACCTCGCCAGGCGCTCCGCGTCCGCGTCCCGCCCGTCGCCGTCGCCGTCGCAGTCCCGCCCGTCGCCGTCGCCACAGTCGTCACGCCCCGCGCCGTCCGCGTACGCGCGCCCATCGCCGTCGCCGTCGCCGTCCACGGCCGCGCCGATGGATTGGTCCAAGACCCCCCTGCGGAGGTCGGAGCGCCTCGCAAAGAAGCGCGCGGTCGAGGTGGGTCCGCGCATGCGGTCCATGAACTGGGACTCGGCGTCCGCGCGGACCTTTACGACGCCCCTCCGGACCCACCGCGCTTCCCCGTCCCCGACCCGCTCGTCGTCCCCGACCCGCTCGTCGACCACGACACGCTCGACCACGACCCGCGCGCGTCCCGCGTCGCGCCCTCTCCGTGGCGGCATTCGCAAGTGATTGATATTACACCGCCGTAAAAACACAAATGTCACACATGTGGTCTGAAATGTGCACCGCGTGCAGGTCCAGGCCGTACGCTTCCGCGAGCGCGGCGGCGTGGTAGCCGCCCGTCGACTCCACCGTGGGAAACATGCGCGGCGGCCCGTCGTCCACGACGACTTTGGCGGCGCGCGCGCCCGGCTCGTAGGTGACCGTGATGGCCATGACCGGGTTCGGCTGCGGCGTGCCCCAGCAAGGCGGCCGGGGCCGCCGATTTCGCAGCGTGACCACCACGGCGAGCCCGTTTTCTGGGGTGCACACCGCCAGCGCGGTATCGATGAATTGCATGTTTTGTCGTGGGACGCGACGGCGCGACGGCGCGACGGAGTATAGACGTGTTGTGCCATATATGGCACGCGCGTCCCGCCAAGAAGTCACGAGTACAAAGGCCTGGCACAGCCACGCGCTTGCACTCTTCACTTGTCTTCACTTGTACTTTCCGTCATGTCGAAGACCGCCGCGCTGTTGCTGGGCCTGGACGGCTCGCAGTGGTTGGCCGGCAGGGGTGCGTTCAAGGCCGACTCGGTCGCGGCGCTGCTCCGCGCGGCGACGGAAGAGATCGCGGGCGCGGGGCCGGCGGGCGAGGCGGCGCGCAAGCTTTTGCACACCGCGAACGAGTCTCCGGCGGACGGAGCGCTCATGCTCTACGACCGCTCCGAGTCGCGGTGGTTTCGCAGCCGAGACGGGCTGCGGTGGGACGTCGACGTGCACAACCCCATCGTCACGGGCGGCGACGGGCCCAATCTCAACTGTTATTACAGCGTGGAGAGCGAGCCGCGGGCGGACGGCAGGCGGATGCACCGGCGCGCGTACTGGCTCAAGGACGGCACGCGCGGCGTCGCGCTGCTGCATTACCGGCTCCTGCGCGAGGACCAGACGCGGCGCAGCACGAAGCGGCCCCGCGCCGCGACCGCCGACACGGTCGCGACGGCGGAAGTCGCGGCGGCGACGGCGGATCCTTTGCCGTGGGAAGGCCCGCGGCTCTCGCCGCCGGACGCCGCCAAGGCGCTGGATTGGCTGGCCGCCGGGGTCGTGCAGAAGCGGATCGCCGAGGCTCCCTCGCCCCTGCAGTACTTGAACGATATGGTCGCGGCCATAGAGCTCGGTAGATTTCTGTTGGGCGTGTAAAGTAAAGTAAAGACGACAGGCGTTCACGCGCCGCAAAGCGTTTCTGAAGGGGTCCCAATGAAGGTCTTGGACATGAGCCTCGGGGACGTCGCGTACGCGCTGCGCGGGTACTGCGAGGTCGTCGCGTACGTGCCGCCGCCGCAGGACCGGCCCGCGCTGAACCGCGCGATATCCGCCGGCAGACTCCCGCGCGCGCCGGTGCTGGGGGACGTCTCGGAAGCGCCCCGCAAATTCGACATGCTCGGCGTGTCCGCCCCCAAGACGGGCGCTGACTCTGCGCGTATCGCGCGGTTCGTGGGCGCGTCGAGACCGCGGTACGTGTTCGGCGCGGGCACGGCGCTGGTGCCGCTCCTGGCGCCGCTGGGGTACGACAGTCGCTGGGTCACGATGGGCCGGCGGCGGCTGTGTCTGAGCGTGCTGCGCGGCGCGCCGCGGTCGCGGCTGGCGGCGTGCCGCGTCCGCCGCGACACCGTGCACGCCGTCGCGCGGGTGAGCGCCGGCGGCGGCCTCGCGGTCAGCCCGGACGTCGCGCGCGCGGCGTTTGCGGTGCTGTTCACGGGGGCAGCCTCGTGCGACGCGTTCGCCGTCGCGCCCCTGGACCCCGGGACCCCCGTCCCGCTGGGGCCCCTGGGGTCCGACGAGTCGCAGGGCATGACCCTCGGCGACCGCCGGTTCAGGATCAGTCTGATCCCGGCGACGACGGCGGCGACGGCGACGGCGACGACGACGACGACGACGACGACGACGACGGCGCGTGCGCCTGCCGCGGCCGTCGCGGCCGCCGCGCCCGCCGAGCTGCTGCCCGCCGGCGACGTAACTGGCGCGCCGTCGGTGTCTGCGTCTGTGCCGGCGCCGCGAAAACGGCCGAGTCCACGGCCGGCGCGCACCACCACACCGGCCGCGCGCGTGTCCTGACCTGGCGCGTGCCGCCCGGCGGCGGGGGCACGTACAGGTCCGTGCACGTCATGGATTCGCGCGCGTCGACGCGGACGTGCGCGACGTGCGCGACGTTCGAAAACGAAAAGTCCACGTGGTCCAGGTCTAGCGTCAGCCGCTCGAGGCGCGTGAGCCGCGCGACGTCCACCCACGCGAGGCCCGTGCACGACACGTCGAGGCGCCGCAGGTCCTCGGACAACAGGTCCGGCAGGCTCCATAGCGGCGCGTCCGCGTGCAGCGTCAGCGACTCGCACCCGGTGATGCGGTTCATGGGGGGCGGCGCGACCTGGAAATCCGCCGGGGCGTCTGCCAGCATGTCGCCGCCGGACGCGAAGAACACGATGCCGTCGTAGGCGTGAAAGTCCACGACGGCGACGCCGTGGATGCCGTCGCGCACCATGAGCTGCGGCGCGGCCGAGATGCGCACGCACCGCAGGCGCGGCGGGAGCTCGTCCACGAACACGAGGTTCCAGGTCGGCGCGCACATGATGTCGAGCGTGCGCAGGTTCGCGAGCCGCGCGATCGACGCGGTCCGGAAGGTCCCGGCGCCGTACATGCGGTGTATGCACAGATGCCTGAGGTTCACGGGGATCGACTCCGTGATCCGCGCGCTCGCGAGGCAGAACCGCAGGCTCAGCGTGTGCAGGTGCTCGAGCCGCGCGAGCCAGCCGGACGTGCCGGTCCAGGTCCTGCCCAGGCCCGCGCTCGCGCGGACCGCGCGCAGGGACGCGACCGTCTTGGCCGCGGCATTGCTCCGGAGCCAGTGCCAGGGCGAGTGCGTCGACGGCCCGCACAGCACCACGTGCTTGGGGAGCCCGGACACGATGCCCCGCAGGCGCGCGCACGTCGCCGCGAGCCGCAGCTGCGCGCGCGCGTCGAGGCGGCCGGCGACGAGCGTCACCAGCTCGGCGGGGAGGTCCGACAGCATGCGCGCCCCCCGGAAAACCGGGACTTAAGCCCGTTGGCAACTTTTCATGCTTTCTTTGCGTGGTAGGCGACGCCATACGAAATAAAGTCTGGGGGGATGGCACCATGAGAACCCAGTCCGGCCGCGTGATTCGTGCCCCCGTCAAGTACTCCCCAGAGGAGATCCCGGTGGACGACTACTCCGACGAGTCGTCCCCGGAGCTGTCCGAGTCCGAGTCCGAGGGCAGCCTCGTGGACTTTATCGACGATGACGACGTCGATGATGACGATGCTGACGATGACGACGACGCCAGCGACGCCAGCGACGATGACGCCGATGACGCCGATGATGATGACGATGACGATGACGATGACGACGACGACGACGACGCCGACGACGACGACGATGACGACGATGACGATGACGATGACGATGACGATGACGATGACGACGATGACGATGACGACGACGACGATTACATCCCCGACGACGACGACGACGACGACGACGACGACGACGACGACGACGACGCCTGAGCGCGAGCCACGTTTGTTCGGCGCTCTTTTACTCGCGCGTCACACCAATGGTAGAGATCATCGAGCTGCCCGGCGCAGAGCCCCGCAAGATTCGGCTCTACGTGGCCGCGCCGTGCTTCGGGTGCGTCCTGAACAACCACTTTGTGCAGAGTCTGCTGAGCCTCCAGGTGTCGTGCATGCGCGAGGGGATCGACTGCTTCGTGGACATGATCGGCAACGAGTCGCTGGTGCAGCGCGCGCGAAACATCCTGACCGCGCGCTTCCTCAAGGGCGACCACACGCACCTGGTCTTCATCGACTCCGACATCGGCTTCGACCCCGATTCCGTGCTCAAGCTGGTCAAGTTCACGGAGGAGCGGCGCGCGGCGGGCGAGGACACCATCGCGACCGCGATCTACCCCAAGAAGATGGTCAACTGGGACACCGTCGCCGCGAAGACGCGCGCCGGCGACCCGGAGCCGCTGTACCAGGCCGGCCTCGACTTCAACATAAACGTCGTCGCCGGCGCGGGCAAGCCGCGCGGCACCTTCGTGGAGGTCCTGGACGCGGCGACGGGGTTCATGTGCGCGCCGCGCGAGGTCCTGGAGCGCATGGCGGTATACTTTGCGCCCACGCTGAGCTGCGTGAACGACATCGCGATGGGCTCGCCCGACGACCCCCGGTACGTCGGCGAGTACGTCGCGGTCTTCGACTGCATGATCGACCCGGTCACGCGGCGGTACCTGTCCGAGGACTATGCGTTTTGCCGCCGCTGGCAGCAGATGGGCGGCAAGATCTACGCGGACGTGTCCGTGCCGCTGGTGCACGTCGGCAACCACGTCTACGAGGGCGACATCCGGCGGCGTCTGCGCGTGGTGTACTCGGAATAGCGCCGCGCCCGCGCCCGCGCCGCGCCGCGCCCGCGCCCGCGCCGCGCCGCGCCCGCGCCGCGTGCACGTGTGATTTTCTTTTGGGGTGCGTTATGCGGTCCCCAAAAGAACCGGCGCACACGGCAATGGACACGTCTCCCAAGCCCAAGCGCGTGCTCGTGGCGGCCGTCCACGCCGACGGCCGCAACGAGTCGTCCCTCGGCTTCGTGGCGAGCATGCTGCGTCTCCAGATCGAGCTCCTGCGCGTGACCACGCCGATCCAGGTCGAGGTCGTGTTCTTCGGGGGCCTGGACGCCGCGGTCGCCGCGGCCAAGCAGTACGACGTCGCGTGTCTGCTGGACACGTTCGTGGGCTTCCCCCCGGACCTGATCACGCGCGCGCTCGGCAGCGGCCACGACATCGTCGCGGGCGTCGTGCCGCTGCCGGGACTGGACTGGGAGCGCATCGGCAAAATCGCGCGCGCCGGCGACGCCGAGCCCGAACCGCTGTCGTGCGCGGGCGTGCGGTACAACGTCACCCCCACCGCCGCCCTCGGCAACGGGTACTGGCGCTTCGACTACGACGCGACCAAGCGCGCCAAGACGGTCGCGGTCGTGACGGCCGCGGGCCTGGACGCCTTTGCGGCGCACGGGATCAAGGCGCCGGGCGCGGCCGTCGACCTGGACGCGCCGTGCAGCGTGCTCGCGCAGCTGGGGTTCGAGGGGTGCGTTGGACACCGGGGTCGAGAGCTCCGGTGACTCGGCTTCAGTCGCGCCATATATGGGCGCGCCGGGGGACAAAAGGCGACTCGCACGCTCGGTCGACACGCCACCATGTTTTGCATCAGGCCCCGGGATCCCTCGAAGGCGCCGTCGAGCACGCTGCTCCCGCGCCTGAACGCGTGCGCCTGGACAGGCGACACCACCTCGGGGGCCGGCTCGGGGGCCAGCTCGGGGGACGACGAAATCGCCGCCAAGTACAAGACCGTGCTGTGCCGGACCTGGACCCACACGGGCGCGTGCGGCTACGGCAGCAAGTGCCGCTTCGCACACGGCGCGGAGGAGCTGCGCCCCAAGACTTCTTCCGCCGCGGCGCCTGCCGCGGCCGCCGCCACGTTTTTCAACGAAGAGGACGCGTTCGCGGAGCTGAACGCGCGGGCGTACGCCGCGCACGCGCTGCTGGAGGAGCTGTGGCGCAGGCTCAAGGCCTTTGACGCCCGCTCGAAGACGGCCGAGGACATGGTGGCGGAGATCCGGGAGCTCGTCTGGTCTCACGTGCATGTACCGATTTAAGAACCGATGTAAGACACGCAAGAGACACGATGACGGACACAGTCGAGGACATACGCGTCGAGCACGCGGGCGGGGGCGCCTACGACATCACTGCGCGCGCGCACTTGCCGGTCCCCGTGCACGAGGCGTACAAGATGCATTTCGACGCGACGCGGTTCCGGGACATCCGGTGCTTCGAGCGCGTGCACGTCGTGTCCTCGAGGCGGCTGCTGGTCGAGTACACGACGGGCGCGTGGCTGCTGCGGCGGCGGGTGTCGCTGGTCCTGGACCACGGCGAGACGCCGGGCGCGGCGCACGTGTCGTTTGCGTCGACGGACATGTCCGGCGTCAAGACGAGCGGCGCGTGGACGATGACCGCCGACGACCGCGGCGGCACGGCCGTGGCCCTGACGTCTCGCGTGCACGCGCCGAGGCTGCCGGGCGCGAGGGCCCTGGTGCGCGCGCGCGTGCGCCGGGCGCTCGAGGACATGCGCGCGTGAAACGCTACGTACGTCACGTACGTCAGTGCAGGAACGCGCCGCACGTGCCGTTGCCGAGGCTGCGTCTGTAGTACTTCCCCGCGCTGAGGGCCCTGAAATTGGTGTCGCTCCAGGGGTCGTACGGCTGGTCGTGCGGCGTCGAGCGCGGCATGATGCCGGCGTCCGCGGCCAGGAACATGAGACTGCGCTGCGTGGAGTAAAAGTCTGGGGTGTGGCAGTTGTCGTTCTCGCACGTGTTCTTGGGGCAGGCGCCGTTCCAGTTGTACGCCTGGTGCGCCATCTCGTGGATGACGTCGAGGTAATTCCCGGGATCCAGGTTGCCGATCCAGATCCAGGGGTCTCTGCCGGGAATCATGTGCCCGCCGGCGCTCGGGCCGTTGACGGGCATCGTCGTGATCCGGCATATGCGTTCGCCCTTGGGCGACCCCGTCAGCAGCAACTTCAGCCCGTCTACGACGGCGCCGTTGCGCCACTTTTTGACGGCCTCGACGACGAGGCGCTCCATCCTGCCGCGGTGGAGCTGCAGCTTCGCGACCGTGTCCGGGCCGCTGTTTTCGACCGGCACGTAGTACGTGTACCCGTCCGACCCCGCCCTGGCGACGTACCCGGGCGACACCGGCGGGCTGGTGGGGTAGTACGGCGCGCCCCTGGCCGTCTCCGTCGCCGTGTTTTTGGCAGGCGCCGTGTTTTTGGCAGGCGCCGGCTTCTTCTTCTTGGGCGTCTTCGGCGCGTCGACGACGACGACTTTCGTGTTCGCGGGCTTCTTGTCGGGCACGGTCGGCGCGACGACGACTTTCGTTGGCTTTTTGGGCTTTTTGGGCACCTTTGCCGCGTCGACGACGACTTTTGTGGCCGCCGGCACAGTCGGCGCGACGACGACTTTTGTTGGCTTTTTGGGCTTTTTTGGTACCTTTGCCGCGTCGACGACGACTTTTGTGGCCGCCGGCACAGTCGGCGCGACGACGACTTTCGGTGGCTTTTTGGTCTTTGTGTCAGCCGGCTGTTTGGTCTTTGTGTCAGCCGGCTGTTTGGTCTGTGCCGCCTTTTCCGCGTCGAGGGACACCGGTTTTTCGGGTGTCGTGCCGTCTGGTTTCTGCGTCTCCGACCCGACCAGCTCTGGTTCGACTGTCCCGTGTGATTCGGGTTCTGGCTCTGGCGTCTCTACATCGGTTGTTACCAGCGGCGTCCGGAAAAGCCGTAAAAGCACCGCCACGACGATGACCGCCAGCGCGACGATCGCCGCCGCGATCGCCGTCCCCGCCGCGAAGGATACCATGTGCATATACACAGTCATTTTTGTTTTTGTTTTTCGAGCTTGATCCGAAAATTCCCTGACGAGTCGTGCTCGAACGTGCCGCGCGCGACGTAGTACGCGCCCCCCGAGAGCGCGACGACCGTCACCGTTTCGCGCGCGTCCGCGAGCCGCCGCAAATCGGCGTTGCACAGGGGGTTGACCGACGTATCGTACCGCAGCACGTCTCCGCGCAGGGCATCGGCGTACGCCGACTTGTCGTGCACGAAGACGCTGGACGCGTTGGTGCCGCGACGGACGAGCGGCGGCACGCGGTCGGCGCCGCGGGGCTTGGGGTGCGCCGCCCAGGCGTCCCGTGCCGCGACGCGCCGGAAGCACGCGTGCGAGTGCAGCGCGAGCGTCATCGTGTGCGTCCGTCCGTCTTCGTCGGTCGGGCGCGTGGGTGACAAATCGAATCGATGGTCTTAAGAACGCACGATCGTCGCGGAACCATGTTCCCCGTCACGCACAAGAGCGCGTCCTTTTGCCTGGGGTTTGTGGCGCTATGGGGCATCGCGGCCTTGGCGAGTCCCCCGCCGCCTCCGCGTCGCTTCGCCCCCCCGGCGATGATCATCACGGACATCACGGATACGCATACGCCGGCGAAGCGGCGTCGCCTCCTCGACTCGTAGACGACTCGACGCTGTGGATCGCGGTCCTCGCGGCGGTCCTGGTCATGGCGCTGATTATTCTCTTGTGCGCGCTCGCGGTGCGGCTGTGTTGGCTGTCCCTCGGCGTCGACGCGCCGCCGCTCGGCGTCGTCGCCCCTCGGCGGCCCGCGCGGCGTTCGGCGCCGGCATCGAACGTGTTTTACGTCGTGTGCCACCCCGGCGGCGAGCTCTGCGTGGGCGGGCGGGACGCGGTGCCTCGGAAGGGACCTTAAGGGGCACGCCGACCCCGCGCCGCAACGATGACGACCCACACGGCCGAGCCCGGGCGGGCCGAGCCCGAAGAGTGCCCCGTGTGCTGCTGCGCGTACACGGGCCACAAGCGCCGCGCGGTGTCGTGCCCGTACTGCGCGTACGCGGCGTGCACCGCGTGCGTGCAGACGTTTCTGCTCGCGTCTCCCAACGACGCGAGCTGCATGAACTGCGCGGCGGCGTGGAACCGCGAGTTCCTGGACTCCTGCCTGAGCCGCACGTTCGTGCACGGCGCGCTCAAGGTCCACCGCGAGACGGTGCTCCTGGACCGCGAAAAAGCGCTGCTCCCGCACTCGCAGCAGCTCCTGGACAACTACAAGATCGCGCGGCGCCTCGAAGAAAACGTGGTCGAGAACGAGCGCGCGGTGCGGCGGCTGCGGCACCGGCTCGCGCAGACGCAGCGCGACATCACGCACGACCGCGCCCGCGCGGCGCGCATCGTCGCCGGCGGGTACCGGTCCGCGGGGGGCCTGGACAGCTCGGAGTCGTCGTCCGCGCGCCGCACGTTCCTGCGCGGCTGCCCCGTGGACGGCTGCCGCGGGTTCCTGAGCTCCGCGTACAAGTGCGGGACGTGCGAGGCGCGGTGCTGCCCGCACTGCACCGAGCCTTTGCTCGCGGACGAGGACCACGCCTGCGACCCCGACGCCCTCGCGAGCGCGCGGCTCATCGCGCGCGACAGCCGCGCCTGCCCGGGGTGCGCGAGCCTGATCCACAAGATCGACGGCTGCGACCAGATGTGGTGCGTCGTGTGCCGCACCGCGTTCAGCTGGCGCACGGGCCAGGTCGTGACCTCGACGGTGCACAACCCGCACTACTACGAGTGGCTGCGGCGCACGTCGGGCGACGAGCCGCCGCCGCGCGCGCCGGGCGACGTCGTGTGCGGGGGCCTGCCCGGCGCGTGGGACCTCGACTTTGCGCTGCGGCGCGCGCCGGGCCTGAACGAGCCGCGCCGCAAGTTCGTGACCGAGTTCCACCGCGTCGTGCGGCACATCCAGGACATCGAGCTGCGGCGCCTGCGGACGGCGTTCGACGCCGACGACAACACGGACCTGCGCCTCGCGTTCTTGCTGCACAAGATCGACGAGACCGAGTGGAAGCGGAAGTTGCAGCAGCGCGAGAAGCGGCGGGAGCGCGACGTCGCGGTGCGGCAGATATTCGAGATGTACATCGCGGCCGCGACCGACTCGTTCAACGAGATGATCGCGGCGCGCGAGGAGGGCGGCACCGCGCGGACCGTTCTGGCCGCGGTCAACCAGCTCGTGCTGCTGACCAAGTACGTGGACGACCAGGTCGGCGACGTGCAGCGCCGCTTCAATATGGTCGTCAGCGGGTGGAACCCCATGTGGGCCCGGAATTTGCTGCGGCCGGCGGCCGAGGCCGCGGGGTTCAGCATGGCCGACTCGACTCGGACGGAAATGTAAAGATATCAGAGGCCGGGGCCGCTCTTCCGAAGAGCGTACTTTTCGATCAGGAACCGCGCGACGCCGGTGGTGGTGTTGACGGGCGCGCCGCCGCGGTTGTCGGGGATGGTGGGGAAGGGTGCGTTCGCGCCGGGACTGTAATTGATCACGACGACGCCGTCGGGTCGGCAATTGTTTTCGTCGAACAGCGCCATGGCGCGCTTCATGGTGTCCAGGTAATTGGCGGCCGCGCCCTTGGGAGCGAGCCAGATCAGGGGCTTGTTGTTCTCGCGCGCGTACCGGACCGCGTTCTTGAGGCCGTTCAGGACCTGATTGACTTTGGCGGGGGTGCCGTCCACGAAGTTCACCGGCGCGGACTCGTAGACGTAGCCCGCGGCCGCTCTCAGGATGGGCAGCATCTTGGGGTCGACGCTTGTCCTGGCGGGCGTCCACCACCAATTGGCGCGGGTGCTGGGCCACAGCGGGGGCGCGATGCCAGGAACGCCGTCCTTGGGCAGGCCCGCCGCGAGCTTGGCGCGCGCGACCTCCATGTCGCTGGGCTCCCAGTCCTCGCCGGGCAGGCACTCGTGCCCGCACACGTAGTCGGTCACCACGTTGGCGCCGACCATCCGCGCGCTGTACCCCGCCTGCACGATGTTCCGGAGCAGCAGCACCACGTTGTTCTGCGCGGCGACGCCGGCGGACCGGCCCCACCCGTCGCCCTCGTAGTGCGCCTGGCCTCTGGCCTTCCATTCGGCGTAGCCCTTTTTGTTCGTCGGGTGGATTCCCTTGCCGTCGGCGCCCATGATGTTCTGGACCCCGACCACGTCGCCGGACGTGTGCGACAGGGCCTCGCCGAGCCAGGCCTTGCCCTTGGCGGACTTGGTGCCGCTGCCGGCTTGGTTCAGCCACAAACCGTCGATGTTCTTCGCGACGAACTCCCACCCGCTGCCCTCCGCAAAGTCGTCGAGCTGCGCGTCCGGAATAAAGCTCAGGCCCAGGTACACGCGCAGGCGGCGCACGGGCCGCAATTGCGCGGCCGTGATCGCGCCCAGCCCCGTCCCGCCGGGCGTGTCGTCCGATTCGTCGGCGGCGACGGCGGCCTTGGCCTTGGCGGTCGCCGCGGCCTTGGCGGCCGCGGCCTTGGCGGCGGCCGCGGCCTTGGCGGCGGCCTTGGCCTTGGCGGCGGCCGCGGCCTTGGCGGCGGCCGCGGCGGTGTCTGCTGTGGCCGCCTCGGCGGGTGCGACAGTCGATGTGCGCGCGGCCGCCTCGGCCGCCTTGAGTATGTTTGCGCCCGCGACGGCCGCTGCCGCGGCGGCCGCGCGCTGCCTGTCGGCCGCGGGCGTCCACGCGGGGTTGACGCCGCCGGTCATGTACGCGCGTCCGAGCGGCGTGAGCTGGCCGTCGACGGTGGTCAGCGTGTTGGGGCCCTGCTCGCCGCCGGACATCCACGCGAAGCCGGCCGCGGGGAACCAGGCGTAGCGCTCGACGTGCGGGTGCGCGTCCAGGTACGGCAGCGCCTGGCGCATGAGCTCCGTCTGCGCGCGCACGCCGCCGACGGCCGCAAACTCCGTCACCCAGATGGGTTTCTTGTACTTGGCGTAGGTCTTCTCGATCGTGGCCCGGAGCTGGCTGAAGTTGCCGTACGCGTGGACCGTCACGAACGCGATCTTCTGCCACGCCCCGCGCGGCAGCGACCTGATGTACTCGTCCATCCACTTGAACGGGTCGCCGTCGTTCATGTACTTGGTGCCGTCGTTCGCGGGGCACGGAGCTCCCAGCCGGACCTTGGGGTACCAGTACAGCAGGTCCTCGGCGGCGGCCCACTGGCCCGCGGCGACCTGGGGCGTCATGTTGGCCTGTTCCTTGTGGTTGGGCTCGTTGTACAGGAGCACGTGGGGGTCTTGGTCGAGCGACAGCTCCTCGAAAGACGGCCACCACCGACCGGACTTCATGGCGACAAAGGGAATGCGCACGTCCTTGGTGGGGCGCGGCCCCCAGTTGTAGTACCAGCTCAGCGCCGGGCGGAGCGTCGCGAGCGCGGCGGCGTTGAAGGACCCCAGGCCGCGCTTGGTGCGCAGGACGGGCGGCGCCGGCGGCACGTACTTCTGGAGCGTCTTCAGGACACGCACGCACCCGGGCCGGGGCTTCTTGCTCGGATTCCAGACCATGGCCTGGCCGTAGACGTCCTTGTCGCACGAACCAGCGGCCGGCTGCGGCGCTGGCGGTTGCGGCGCTGGCGCTGGCGGTTGCGGCGCTGGCGGTTGCGGCGCTGGCGCGTCGAGCAAGCTCCCACTGAAGTTCACGCTGGCTCCGAGCGTCGTCGTCCCCATGTCACCGTACGACATCGACATGGCCGGCGCGGGGCTCATGACCTGCGCCTTGAGCCTGCGCCTGGGCACGGGCACGGCCGACACGGGCATCGGCACGGCGGGCATGGGCTTCGGCGGCCCCGGGCGCGTCATGGGCTTCGGCGGCCCCGGGCGCGTCATGGGCTTCGGCGGCCCCGGGCGCGTCATCGGCTTCGGCGGCCCCGGGCGCGTCATCGGCTTCGGCGGCCCCGGGCGCGTCATCGGCTTCGCGGGGGGCCTCAGGCGCGTCGCCGTCGCCGTCGTCGCCGTCGCCGTCGTCGCCGCCGCCGTCGTCAGCGCGAGCGGCTTGAGTCCGCCGGTCCGCGCGGCGGGCGGCAGGTCCTGCGCGGCGCTGACGCGCCAGCCGAGCGCGCGACGCCCGTACATGAGGAACCAGTTCTCGAGGAACTGGTCGCTCTGGCCGATCGCCACGGGGAGCTCCCTCGCGATGCGCATCAGCGTGAGCGCGACGGGCTCCTGGACGTTGAGGACCATCACGGGCTCCGAGGGCGAGCCCGGGAGCCCCGTGAACATCCTGGTCTGCTTGAACGCGGGGCCGCCGACGGCGACGACCGCGCGCGGGTACGCGCGGCTCAGACGCTCGCTGCGCACCAGGTCCGGCTTCTCGTCCTGCAGCGCGTCCAGCAGGCGCTGGATCTGGTGCTGGTAGAAGCCCACGAGCGGCTGCTCGGCGCGCGTCGGCTGCCTGGTGCCCGGCGTCTTCCACGCGACCTGGGCGCCGAGGTAGGGCGCGCGCACGGTGCTGATCAGTGCGCGGTAGTACGTCTCGCTCATTGTTACACTCGCCCCAGAAAATGTTTTTGCGGTTCACGCCGCGTCACGCCGAGTCGTCGTCGATGAACCCGAAATCCTGCGGCGGCGCGGCGGCGGCCGCCGCGGCCGCCGCGGCGCCGCCGAGCGTGAACCCCGCCTTGCGGTACATGGCGCGCCGCTTGGCGGACTGCGCGTACGCGATGCCGTACGCGTCGACGACGTCGACGATCACGCGCTCGCCCGGCGCGTTGCCGCGCAGGATCCGGCCGGTCGCCTGGACGACGTCGCTCGCGGGCGTCGCGAGGACGAGCGCGTTGAACCGGGGGCAGTCGAACCCCTCGCTCGCGAGCGAGTACGTCGCGCACACGACGCGGTCCGGCGGGCACCGCGCGTCGCCGCCGAGGTACGTCGCCGCGCCCGGCCCGACCGCGGCCGCGAGGCGCGCGCACAGGTCGCGGCGGTGCGACAACACGAGCACGTCGAAGCCGCGGGCCGCGAGCCGCGCCGCCGCGGCCGCGACGCGCGCGGTCCGCTCGGAGTCCGCGCACAGCTGCGTCATCAGGCTCGCGTAGCACACGTCGCCGCGCCGGTTCACCGGCGGCGGCAACCTGTACCTGTCGCAGTCGTACTTGAGCTCGTCCACGCGCACGTGCGCGGCCCGGTCGCGCTCGACCACAAAGGCCGTGGGCCCGAAGAACCAGTGGATGACGCGCGTGAGGCCGTCTTTGCGCGTGGGCGTCGCGGACAGGCCCAGGCGGCGCGGAATCCGCGCGGTCAGGAACATGACCCGCGAGAACGCCTCCGCCGCGATGTGGTGCACCTCGTCGACGACCAGCAGCCCGAAGCCCTCGAGCGGGTAGCTCCGGCTCATGAGCGTCTGGATCATGGCGATCACGACGTCGCCGGACGTGTCGCACGCGTCCCCGCGGATGCGGCTCACGGTCGCGTCCGGCAGCATCTCCGCGACGCGCTCGGCCCACTGGTCCGCGAGGAACGCCTTGTGCACCAGGACCAGCACCTTTTCGCCGACGCGGTGGCACACGTGCAGCGCGGTCGTGGTCTTGCCGAAGCCGGTGGGTAATTGCAGCACGCCGCCGCCGAGGCGCGCGAGCTGGTCCGTCACCGCGTCCGAGGCCTCGGGTTGCCGCAGCGCGTCGCGGAGCTGCACCACGACGCGCGCGAGCCCCGGGGCCTTGGGCGTCGGCGCGGGCGGGATCACCGGCACGCGGAGGTGCTCCCGCGCCCAGAACAGCGGCGTCACGGCACAGGGCCCCGCGTCCGCGTACATCTTGTACGCCTTGGGCCACGGCGTGCCCGGCGCCAGCGGCACGACGCGCAGGTCCTTGCGCGCGCGCGCCGTCTCCGCCGGCGTCCGCGTCGTGTACATGGTTCTTGGTCGTTTGTTTGAGGTTCTTTAAGCGAAAACGCCGGTCGGCTCCGACGACGCCGCCGGCTGCTTCGTGACGTACGCGGTCTGGACGGGGCCGAGCATCCCCGCGGACTCGACGACGCGGTAGTGCACGTGGGGTGCGAGCTTTCCCGCGCCGCGGACGGCGTACACGCCCGGGCGGCGCACGCGCAGCACCGCGACGCCAGACGCGGACGCGCGCGCGATGCCGGCGTTGCTGCCCTTGGCGTACGCGGCTACGGGGCCGGGGGCGTCGACGGACGCGGCCCAGTACACGATCAGCGCGTTCTTGGGCGCGCGGACCGTCGCCGTCGCGTCGGCGCCGCGCGGCGACACGTCGCGGTCGCCGAGCGCGGCGGCCGGGAACGCCGCCTCGCCCAGGAACGGCAGCCAGAAGGTCCGGCGCGCCGCGAGCACCACGACGGCGACGAGGCCCGCGAGCGCGAGGTACCTCCGGCCGTAGATCTTGACCCACGGCGCGATGGCGTGCGCGAGCGCGCTGGCGAGCACGACGAATCCTGCGAGCATCGGCACGCGGTGGTTGTTGTTCATTACATACCCCGCGCGAAAAAAAGCTTAAGGTCCCCCGCCGATTTCGGGGCGCATGCACGGCCTGGCCAACCCGGGGGACCGGTGCTGGTTCAACGCGGGCGTGCAGGTGCTGCTGCACAGCCCGCACCTGGTCAACTACGCGACCAGCGACCTGTTCGAGCAGCACCTGCACGGCCGCCGGGCCAACGCGTGCGCCGCGGCCAAGGCGTTTGCGCGGCTCGCGCGCGCGTACTGGCGCGGCGAGGGCGATCGAGACCTGATCGACGGCGCCGCGGCGGACGTGTGGGCGGCGTTGACCAAGGTCCACCCCCGGCTCGCGCGGGGGCAGCACGACGTCCACGAGATGCTCGTGCTCCTGACGCGGCTGCTCGCGGACGCGCTGGCCAAGGGGTCGCGCGTGGCGCGCGCGGAGTCGTCGACGTCCGCGTCGCCGGCGTGCGACTACGACGCGTGGGCCGCGGCCGCGGGAGCCGGGTTCGTGCCGGAGATCTTCATGGGGCAGTCGCGCGTGACTACCGCGACGACGGCCGCGACGACGACGACGTCGTGGGACCACTGGTGGGGGCTGTCGCTCGCGATCGACGAGGTCAACACGCTGGCCGCGGCGCTCGCGGCGGAGGACGTCGCGGAGACGCTCGCGTCCGGCGGCGTGCGCACGCACTCGGTGACGCACGCGCCGCCCACGCTGGTCGTGCACCTGAAGCGTTTCGACGCCTCGGGCGCCAAGATCGACAAGTTTGTGGGGTACGACGTGGACCTGGCGCTGGGCGAGGCGCGGTACGTGCTCTTTGGCGTGGTGTTACACTCTGGCGACGCTGGGGGCGGGCATTACACGGCGCTGGCGGAGCACAAGGGACGCTGGGCGTTCGCGGACGACGCGGTCGTGACCGCGGTCGACGACATCAACAAGATCGTCCAGAAGGACGCCTACGTGCTGCTGTACAAGAAGATCCCGCCGTAGCCGCGGCTTCACGCGCCGTCTTCACGCGTCGTCGTCCAGGATCCGCAGCGGCGGGCGCTTCTTGGGCGCGGGCGGGCACTGCGGCTCAGGGCTCGGCTCCTTGACGGGCGTGGTCGGCGACATAACTCCACAGAACAATAACAATCTGGTCTGGTGGCCGTCGTATTTGTGTGGCCCGCGTGCCATATATGGCGAAGCCCGTCCCGCCGACCGAGTCCCGCCATTTTTCGGGGCTACTTGACCTCGCGCGCGCCCCGGACCATATCACATATCACGACCCAATGTTCGAGGACGCGAGGTGGCGCGTGTGGTTTTGGCTGACGGGCATGAAGATCAACCGGCGGGACCTGTCGGACGCGCAGCAAAAGTCGCTGGCGCACCTCAACGCGGCCGTGACGGAGGCGGACCTGGAAGCCTGGTACGCGGCGGCGGACGTGGTGCGCGCGGCGAACGTGCTGGGGTCCCTGCCCGAGTTCGTGCGCGCGCTGGCGGAGAGCATCCCGGGCTGGTCCTGGGGCGACCCCATCCGGCTGGCGATCCACTTTGCGCGGCTGCGGTGCAAGCGGCTGAGCGGGGAGTTGTCGCCCCTCGACGAATCGACCGTGCGAGACCTGCCCGGCTGGTTTTGGTGATATGTAATACTTTTACACGAAACACCGTTTTTTACACGAAACACCGTTTTTTACACGAAACACCGTTTTTTACACGAAACACCGCCCCAGCGCGTCGAGGTCCAGGTTCTCAGCGATGTTGTTCATGGTCTTTTGGTAGGTAAACATGTCGTTGGCGGTGTTCTTGTCGGTGCGCACGCCCACGGCCCTCCACGCGTCGCCGCCCACGAGCGCGCACTCCGCTATCTGCCCCGGCGCGGCGCCGCCGCCCACGAGCCTCCCCACGACGACGTGCGTCGACTTGTTGAAGACCGCGAGCGTGTCGCTGTGGCCCACCAAGAAGTCGACGGTGTGGTGGTCGGGGCGCTTCCACTTGTGCATCTTCATGTGGCGCCCGAAGCGCACCGGCTCCGCGTCGGGCGTGAACACGAGGCCGTCGGTGTCGAAGAACTCGGCGGCCTTGCGCGCGTGGCTCAGGACGGCGGGCCAGTCGGACGCGAGCACGAACTCCTTGACCTTGACCGCGATGGGGTCCGCCGCGGGCTCGGGCCGCATCGCTTCGACGACGCGGTGCAGCCACTTGACGCGCTGACAAAACCTGGCGTGGAAGACGGGGATCCCGCTGAGGCACACCGCGTCGAACGCCACGAACTGGTGGGCCTTGACGCGTTTGTTGTACGCGAGCTCGCCGTCGATGACCGTGCCCTGGTACGCCGCGCGCGGCACGCCCCGCAGCGGGCACAGCCACACCGCGAGCCGGCGGTTGACCAGCGCCGCGACGCGGTGGCCGTTGTGCGTCAGGAACACCAGCGCGTACCGCACGCCGTCGGTCTTCTCGCACACGTACGTCTCCGCCGCCCGCGCGCGGAGGCCCGCGAGGTCGCGGTTCTCGAGGCTCACGGGGCTGGGCCCCGGGAATTTGGGGGCGTCGCGGGCGTCCGCGCACAGGCCCCACATCGCCGTGACTATGCGGCTCGCGTCCGGTTCCAGGACCCTGTGGAACACCTTGCCGAGCATCGGCTCCGGCTCGGTCGCGATCGGTTCTTTGGGGGGCGGCGGCGGCATGGGCGGCGGCATCGTGTCGTGTGCGTGTGTGTTAAAAGCATCTTTAAAGTCATACAAATCAGTGTCATACAAATCAGTCTTCGAGGGTGTCGTACACCAGCACGCTGTGCTCGTAGGGTTTGTCCGCGTCGAAGAGTTCTTCGTTGCGCAGCTCCACGCGCTGGATGAGGTGGTCCGCGGGCATGGCGCGCAGGTGCTCCGAGGGCGTGCGGCCGCGCAGGTCCACGAGCTTTTCCTCGCCGCGCGCGTGCACCCAGTGCTGCGGCCCGTTGGCGTGCGCGTAGGTGCACCGCCGGCTCGCGTAGGGCGTGGCCTTGGCGTGCGTCGCGCCGGGCGTGAACCGGATCTCCGCGACCGGGTGCCGCCACTCGTACGCGTGCCTGACCGCGCGGCTGTCGGACGGCTGCGGCGGCGCGTCCGGGTTGGGCACCGTCAGCGTGACCACCATCACGAGCTGGTTGGCGCCGTTGCACGCCGCCCACGCGGCGTCCGTCATGGGAAAGTGCTGCGCGTCCCACGGCTGGTGCATCGTTGTGTGAAAAGGTCCCGGCGGACCGGCGGCGCGCGTACTTGACATGCGGTCCGCCATATATGGCGCCGCGCTCTGCCATATATGGCGCCAAACCGCCCCCACCGCGTACGTACACGCCCGCGCCAGCCGCACGCGCACTTACTTATTTATATATTTCGCGATGGCCCGCACCAAGCAGACCGCCCGCCAGAACGTCCCCCCGCCGGACCGGCGCATGGCCCTGGCGTCCAAGAGCGTCAAGACCGCGCCCAAGAAACCCCACCGCTTCCGGCCCGGCACCGTCGCCCTGCGCGAGATCCGCAAGTACCAGAAGTCCACGGAGCTGCTCATCCGCAAGCGCCCCTTCCAGCGGCTGGTCCGGGAGATCGCCCAGGACCACCGCCCCGACCTGCGCTTCCAGTCCGCGGCGGTGCTGGCTCTCCAGGTGTGTGCTGACGCGGTGTGCTGACGCGGTGTGCTGACGCGGTGTGCTGACGTGTGCGCGGGCGTGTGTGCAGGAGGCCGCGGAGGCCTACCTCGTCGGGCTCTTCGAGGACACCAACCTGTGCGCCATCCACGCCAAGCGGGTGACCATCATGCCCAAGGACATGCAGCTGGCGCGGCGCATCCGCGGCGAGCGCACCTGACTTTGTTCGCGACCTGTGTTGTCTCATGTGTGTTGTCTCATGTGTGTCTGTGTCTTTGTAACCGTCGCGTCGTCAGAGGCATCGCTTAAGGATCCTACTCCACTCGAAAGTGTCCACACACCATGCAGGTCCCCGATGCGGTCAAGCGACTGCTCAGCGCGCCAGACGTGCCGCAGCGCACGCCGGCGTGGTACGCGGCGCGGCTGGAGGTCCTCACCGCGTCCGACGTCGCGGCCGCGCTGGGGATCCGGCCGTTCAAGGGGTACAAGGGCGACCCGCGCGAGGACGCGCTCCTCAAGAAGCTGAACAACCACCCCTTCGGGAACGTGTACTGCGCGCACGGCCAGAAGTGGGAGGACCACGCGCGCGACCTCGCGATGCGCGCGCTCGGCGAGACGGCCGTCGACTTTGGGCTGCTGGTCCACCCGCGGGAACCGTGGCTGGCCGCGAGCCCCGACGGGGTCACGCTCACGGGGCGGTGCATCGAGATCAAGTGCCCGCTCTCGCGCGACATAGTCCCCGGCCACGTGCCCGCGCACTACGTGCCGCAGATCCAGGTCCAGATGGAAGTGTGCGACCTGGACGCCACGTACTTTATCCAGTACAAGCCCGCGGAAGTCTCGAAAAAACACCACGAAGAACTGGACATCGTGGTCGTCGAGCGCGACCGGCGGTGGTTTGCGGAGAACCGCGACGCGATGCACGCGTTCTGGGCGGAGTACATGGCGCGGCGGCGCACGCACGTGCCGGAGCCGCCGCCCCCGCCGCCGCGGTGCCTGGTCGCTGACGACCTGTACGATGTAATAGCTTAAACGCACGAGCAGAGCGCCGCGCGCATGGACGCCGCCGCGCACGAGGACGAGGGGCCGCCGTCCAGCGCGGAGCCGCTGACGCAGCGCGCGGTCGAGGACCTGCTCGGCATGCGCGTCGTCGACTTTGAAAAGTATCGCCGCGTGTTCACGCACAAGAGCGCGGTGCGGGGGACGGGCGTGCAGAGCTACGAGCGGTACGAGTTCATGGGCGACGCGGTGATCAACTTTGTCGTGGCCAAGTACCTGCTCGACAAGTTTCCCGCGTCGGACGAGGGCTTTCTGACGCGCATACGCACCAAGATGGTGTGCTCCAAGGCGCTCGCGAGCATCGCGTGGGGCATGGGGCTCCACCGGTACGTGATCATGAACGCCAAGGCCCTGCGCGCCGGCTGGAACTCGAACACGCGCATCCTGGAGGACGTGTTCGAGGCGCTGGCCGGGTGCGTGTACATGGACCTGGGCCTCATGACTGCCAAGACCTTTGTCCTGGCAGCCATGGAGCGCTTTCTGGACCCTCGAGAGCTGCTCACGGACACGAATTACAAGGACATCCTCATGCGGCACCAGCAATCCCTGGGGCTGCCGCTGCCCGAGTATGCCGTGGTCGAGACCTCACACGGCTTCTTCACCGTGCGCGCGAGCGTGCCCGGCGCGCACGCGACGGGCCGGGACACCTCCAAAAAGGGGGCTGAGCAGCACGCCGCGCAGGCGCTTCTTGCCCGGCTGGGCGTCGTCGGCACGCGCGTGTGACCCCGCGTGCGACGCTTGCGACGCGTGCGACGCGCCGTCGTGTGCCGTCGCCGCTGCGCCGGGCACAGTCCTGGCCGCGGGCGCGCCGACGCCGAGCGTGACGAGCTCGCCGGGTTCGAGGGGCTCGACGCACCCCAGCCGCCAGTCCAGCGCGTTCAGGACCTCGATCTCCAGGTGGCGGATCGTCGAGTCCGGGAAGCGCACGCCGGTCAGGCGCTGCACCCACGTCGTCAGCATGTCCGCGGGGTACTCGCTCCTGGACCCCAGGCACTTGGTCGCGATGCGCACGCACGTCGCGTAGGCCCGCATCACGGCCGCATCGTCGGCGGACGCCAGGACCTGGACGCTGGCCGGCGACAGCGCCCCGATCACGAGGACCTGGAACACCGGCTCCCCCACGGCGAGCATCGTGCGCCGCAGCAAATTCGCCCCGGCCGCCGTCACGACATCGGGGACCCCGAACTCCCTGGCCAGCGCCAGCATCGGGCAGTCGGGGTGCAGCAACATTTTGGGTTTCGGAATTTGGGTTTCGGGTTTCAGGTATTCGAAGCGAAGCGAATCCGGTCGTCAATTCGGATAAGGTACCGGTTTCGGAAATGCGTGACGTGTCAAGGCAGCGAGACATGTTTTCGGCGGTCGCGTGGGCGTGCGTCGCGGCCGCGGCCGACGCGCGGGACATGTCCAGCGTCGCCATGTCGTGCGTCGGTCTGAGGGACGCGGTCCGCGCGGCCCGTCGCGAGCGCGGGGAGTGGCGCGTGCGGTCGACGCATCTGGACCTCGTGGACGCCGCGAGCGCCGCGCGACTGGTGGTCTGGCAGCCGTCGCGCGCGTGGCACTCGGGCGCTGCAGCTGACTCGGGCGCCGTCGCGGGCCTGGGCCCGGGGCTTCGCGCGTGGCCGGTGCTCTGGGACCTGGGGCTCGTGACGACGCGCGTGGAGCCCGGGTTCTGGGACCGCGTCTTCGACGCCTGCCCGCGCCTGCGCCGCGTGACGGTGGACGCGGAGTACGCCGACGGCATGGACGCGCTCGTGCGCCTGGGCGCGCCGCGCCTGCACGCTCTGCGCGTGCGCCAGACCTCGCCGTGCGCGCACGTGCCCGACCAGCCCCTGGGGATCGTGGTGTCCGAGACATTGGTCGAGTACGACAACGCGGTGCTCGCGATCGCGGTGCACGCGCCGCGTCTCCGGACTCTGAAGATCAGGGACCACGCCGGCGCGCGCGTGCTGGACGCGTGCGTCGTGCCCGCGCTGGACGCCCTCGACTGGACGTGCCCCTGGGACCGGCTCCTCGGCTGGGCGCCGCCGCCGAGCGCGCGGCACGTGCGGCTCACGGTCACGGCGCTGTATTCCATGACGAGCGTCCGGGACGCCGTGTGCGCGATCGCGGGGATCCGGGGCCTCGAGACCCTGGACGTGACCCTGGACATGGGGAGCATATTCGACCGCTTCTCGCGCGTGACGTGGCCATGTCTCGGCGCGTGCCTCGGCGCGACTCGGCCGTGCCTCGGCGCGACTCGGCCGTGCCTCGGCGCGACTCGGCCGTGCCTCGGCGCGACTCGGCCGTGCCTCGGCGCGACTCGGCCGTGCCTCGTGACCGTTCGCGCGACGTTTCCGCCGCTGGGGTTCGTGGACTGCGTGCCGCGGGCCTGGGACCTGCGCTTCGACGAGCCGATCACGGCCGAAACGTCGCGCGCGCTGGACGACCTGTACCGCGAGGGCGCGTGCTCCGACGACGAAGACGTGGTGTTTTTCAAAGCGCAACTGTTACAATTCATGTAATCGCAGAAGAAGACCTGATCACGGTGCACGCGGAGAGCTCCAGGGCGCGCGACAGCGCGTTCGAGAGCCCCGCGCAGGGCTGCGCGTCCGCCGCGAGGACCGCGCACACCAGCGCCACCCGCGCGTCCAGGTACCTCGTCGCCATGTAGCCCGTGAGCGTGGACACGACGAGCTCCGCGACGGGGAGGCCCTCCAGGCACCCCGGCGACGCCTTGACCAGGCGGACGAGCAGCGCGAGGTGCGCGTACCGCGCCGCGGGCAGCGCCGCCGCCGCGCGCGCGACCAGCGCGGCGGGGAGCTGCGGCCGCGCGGCCAGCAGCCCCTCGATCGGCGCGTGCACGAAGAGCACGACCGCGTCGTCGGCGCGGATGTCCAGGACGCGCAGCAGCTCGTCCGCGACGCGCACGCCCGCGACGCCGGACAGATCGAACAGCTTCCCGAGGCCCGTGAGCGCCGCGTCGCGGATGTCCCGCCGCATGCCCAGGCGCGCGGTCGCGTCGACGATGGCCGCGAGGCGCGAGCCCATCGCCGCGCCGCACCGCGCGCGGAAGACCTCGCCCCCGCGCGGCAGCAGCACCGCCAGGAGCTGGCACATCCACATCAGGTGCTGCGGCGACGCGGCCTCGATCAGGTCGCGGACGATGACCTCCGGCGAGTGGCGCTCGAAGCACGCCGCGGCGTCGTCGGCGGTCGTCGCGCCGCACTTGATGTCCGAGAAGACGCTGCCCCAGGCGCCGGGACAATTCGTCTCGACGGCCATCGCGACCAGGTCCGCGACGTGCCGCGGAAAGACCGGCAGCCCGGCGGCCCGGCGCGCGAGCTCGCACAGCGCGGACAGGGCTTCGATCTCGCGCTCCTCGGGGCGGCTCTTTTCGACGACCGCGGACTCGGGGCCCAGCGTCGCGCGGCGGGGCGGCATCCGTCCCAGCACGCGCGTGAGGTCCTCGACCGGCACGCAATCGCCTCGGCGGGACTCGGCGTCGCCTCGGCGGGACTCGGCGTCGCCTCGGCGAGACTCGGCTTCGCCTCGGCGAGACTCGGCGTCGCCTCGGCGGGACATGGTGTGGTCGGGGCAGTCCCGTCCGCGTGGCTGGCGCGTAACCGAATTGATCAGTGTCAGCGGCGTGAACCGCTTAAGGCACGCATGCGATCGCGCGTCGCATGTTGAAGGCGCTCTTCGACGAGGCGCGCGTCGCGAGCCGCGCGCACGCGGAAGACCTCGCGAACTACGAGCTCGCGTCCGAGGCCGCGTTTTTGGACCAGGTCCGGCACGCCCAGGACGAGCTGCTCGCGCAGCTGCTCGCGCGCGCGCCGGACCTGATCCGCGCGGCGGCGGCGCAGGGCCGGTCCGAGACCAGCGTCCTCGACTTTGTGGGCCCCGACAAGTACTCGCCGACGCACGAGCAGCCCAGCGACGCGGATCTGTGTTACCTGTTCCTGATCAAGGGCCCGCGCGAGCCGGACCACGTGGAGCCGCTGCTTCCCCGCCTGCGCGACGCCTTTGCGCCCTTCCGCGTGCACCACGTCTGGAACCAGACCACCAACCTGAACTCCGTGGTCGTGTCCTGGTAGCTGTAAAAAAGTCTGGCGTCAAGTCAAGTCAAGTCGAATGTCGATCGCGTACGACATCGGCACGCACGACGCGGACGCCCGCGACGCGGAATCGTTCCTGGCGGCCGCGGGCGCGGGAAGAATCGGGCGCCTGCCGCGGCGCGTGCTCCTGACCGTGACGCGCGACACGCCCGACGCCGAGCGCGTGGCCGGCGTGCACGCGCGGCTGTCGGACGCCGGCGTGCCCGGCGTGCCGAGACTCTTTTTCGCGGGTCCGATCTCGGGGCGGCGGTTCGCGATCGTGACCGAAGTGTTGCGCGGCCGCGCGCCGGACGCGTCTCCGGAAGACTACGTCGCCGTGGAGAAGACCGTGTGCTCGCTCTGGCTCGCGGGCGTGGCGCACGGCGCGCTGGTGCCCGACTGGTTTGTGGTGTCCGACGACGGCGACTCGCCGAGGCGAAGCCGAGTCGCGACGGTGCGGGACCTGGGCCACGCGATCGAATTGCCGCGGTCGGCGTCGTCCAAGAACTTGTCTGGGCGCGACCTGGACGCCGCGGTCGCTCGCGCCAACGCGGCGGTGCGCCTCGCGACGCCGGAATTCGCGAGTCCCGACGGCGACTTTTTGAGGGACATGTACTCGCGCGTGCCCCGCGAGGACCGCGCGCGGATCGTGCAGCTGCGCGAGGCCGCGTGGTTTCCGGCGTCGTCGTCGTCGTCGTCCAGCGCCGATTTGTCGGGCCTGACGAGCCTCTTCATGTCGCCGTTTTGAATTTGAATCGTTTGGGTTTTTGAGTTTGACGGCGCGGATCGGCTCGGTGGGAAGCCACGCGACGTCAAATACAAATTGTCAAATGCACGCGGTCAACTCAAAGACAGTCGTTTACTTCTTGGCGGCGAGGCGGGAGCTGCGGCGGACGGCGGGGGACGCGGCGCGGGCGGGGGACGCGGTGCGGGTGCGCTTGGCGCCGGTCTTGCGGGTGGTCGTCGCCTTGCGCTTGGGGGCGCGGGGGGGGCTGATGGCCATGGGGGACCCGGCCGTGGACGCGGCGGCGGGGGTCGCGGCGCGGCCGCGCCGGGGCATGGACATGTTCTTGGTCATGCGCCAGGGGGCGGTGTACCCGCCGACGCTGCGCTTCTTGAACACGGGCGCGGGGATGCTGCCCTCGGCGGTCTTGGTCCAGCCGCCGGTCTTGGTGCCCTTCTTGGTGATCTTCTCGGGGCCGAGCATCTTGGGGTTCTTGAGGCACTTGTGGACGGTCTTGCCCTTGATGACCTTCATGGCCTGGAAGGACCCAATCGGGCAGGGCTTGGCGGCGCCGGTGGCCTTCACGCACCGGGTGTAGGTCCGCTGGACCATGGGGCCGCCCTTCTTCTGGCCGACCACCTCGGCCATCTCCTTGGTGTAGGTCTTGAGGACCTGGGTGGGGCCGCACGCCTGGGGGCCGGCGCCGAGCTTGGCCTTGGCGCTCTTGCCGCCGGCCTTGATGCACAGGCGCGCGCCCTTGACCCGGCCGTAGCTGGGGTTGGGGATGTAGTGCACGGTCGCGAGCTTGCCGTCCTTGCGGGTCTTGGTGCGGTCCTCGCACTGGCCGGCGGCCACGGTCAGCTTGCGCAGGGTGGTGCCGCCGGACTTGAGGCACCGGAAGGGCGCGACCAGCGCGCGGACGTAGCCGGGCTTGGCGCAGGGCTTCTTGGCGAGCGCGGGGTTGGCCTTGCGGGTCTGGGCGGGGACGATGCGGGTGACGCCGTCCTTGCCCTTGACCTTGCGCTCGGCGGACACGTACTCGACCATGCCGGCGGCAGCCTTCTTGGGGGCGGCGGCCTTCTTGGGGGCAGCGGCCTTCTTGGGCTTGTACCCGGCCTTGAACGCCGCGACGTTGTCGGGGTGGGCGGTCACGAAGCCGCCGAGGCCCCTGAGCCGGGGGGCGGCGCGGGGCTTGCTGGAAGCGGACCGGGGCTTGCGGGCAGTCTTCGTCGCCATGTGTGTTTTGGTATTGGTGCCCCAGACTTTTTTTTTGATTGCCCCGAAATTTGGGGTGTCCCAAAACCGCGACCACGGCCTATGTTTTTTTTGGTCTGTGACAGTACACATGTCGGCGATGAAGAGCTACCCGAAGTCGAGGTGGGGCGCGAACGCGCGCGGGCCCGCGCTGGTCGCCGTCCTGGCGGACTGGTGCGGGCACTGCCAGACCGCCAAGCCCGTGCTCGAAAAGGTGGCGGCTCGCCTCGGCGGCGCCGTGAGCGTGTACAAGGTGAACGCGGACACCAGCGAGGCGCTGACGACGGCCTGGGGCGTCCAGGGGTTTCCCACCATTTTTTTCGTGACGCCGCTGGGCAAGCGCGTCGACTACGAGGGCGAGCGCACGGTCAAGGCGATGTCGGACTGGGTGTGCGCGCAGTCCGGCAAGTGCGGGCGCTGACGCGGCGTGTCAGATGTAGTCTTGCTCGACGGGTGTGCATTTTTTTCACACGCCGAGCGCGTTGAGCGCGGCCTGGACCTCGGTCACGGTGCCCATGGGCGTGTGCACGCGCCACGTGTACTTGCCGGACAGCTTGACGTTGGCGGCTTCGTGCCAGGTCGTCGTCCACTTCGTGAGCGGGCCGTAGTAGCTCTGGCGCCCGAAGCGCGTCTTTTTGGGGTCTTCGCCCGGCCACGGCTTCTCGCGGCCGGGCGGCGGCCGACCGAAGCGGTAATCCGTGTAGTGCGTGCCGCGCGGCGAGCGCGTGCGGATGACGAGCCCCTGGCAGTGCTTGCCGTCCGCGGTGGCCATGGCCATCGGCCGCGGCGGCGGGGACCTGGGGTCCTGCGGGCCGCTGAGGCCTTCGATCATGTCGGGCAGGGACCCGAGGTTGACGAGCTTGCGGTTTTCGAGGCGGTGGATGTTCACAAAGTCGGGGGGCATGTAGTTGGTGACGACCTCGATCTGCCCGCCGCCCACGGGCGGCGTCTCCGCGACCTCGATCCCGACGTCGATGACGAGCGTCGGCGCGCCGGCGACGACGTCGACGGACACGAGGTAACTCACGAAGCAGCCGCTCAGGTTCTTGGTGTTGATCGGCGGGCGTTTCTTGGGGTCGGACCCCACGGGCGTGCCGGCGTGGTAGTAGTACGCCATCTGCGTGCGCACGAACGCGCGCGTCCCGTCGGCCGAGAGCTTGAAGTCCTTGACCACGGACGAGTGGCGGTCGACTTCGCCGGCGTCGTCGGCGGCGCCGGCCATCGTGGGGTTGTAGCGCTCGCAGCTGTCGCCGGGGGGGACCATGCACATCGCGGTCTGGAAGCTGCCGCCGCGTCCCCAGATGGGCTGCGTGTACCGCTTGCCGCGGTAGCCGAGCTCCCAGATGCACGCGCCAAAGAGCCTGTGGAAGTACACGTCGACGCCGTGCGATTTCATGGTCATGATGTTGCCGGGGACTTCCCGGAACCCGGCCGGCGCGACCGGGAACGGCGGCGGCGTTTTCGCTGGCGACGACGATTGCGATTGCGAGATCGGCGCGCCGGCGACGGGCTTGACGGGCGCCGCGCTCGGCGGCGGCGGCGGTTTTTGGTTTTGTTTTGACGACGGCTTTTTCTTTGCCGCCGGCGCCGGCGGGTTTGACGGCGGGCGCTTAGGCTTTTGGCTGGTATCACCTCGCTTGACGGCGGGCTTCTTGGCCGTGGCCGGGGCGCGCCGGTCGACGGGCTGCGGCTTGACGGGCTGTTCGATGGGCTGCGGCTTGACGGGCTGCGGCTTGACGGGCCGCGGCTTGACGGGCCGCGGCTGGAAGGGCTGTTCGACGGGCTCGACGGGCTCGACGGGCTCGACGGGCTCGACGGGCTCGACGGGCTCGACGGGCTCGACGGGTGTTTCTGGGGACTGGTCGCTCAGGGACTTTCGCGGCTTTGCGAGGACCACTGCGGCGACGATGGCCATCGCCACGACGGCGACGACGGCGACGACGGCGACGACGGCGACGACGACCAGGAGCATGTGGTGAACCGAGAAAAAACATTCGGGCACGTCATGGGCGCGTCGGCTTCGAGACACGACACGGCCAGGGGCGAGCGGAACTTTGTGGAGTAGTGCCCGACCTCGTGTTGTCGTCGTTGCGCGTTACATCGTCGTCGTCGTCGACGCGCAGGCGTACGTTTTCCCGAGCTTCGTGAGTTGTCCGTCCTTGAAGAGCGCGTTGCCGCCTTTGAGCCACGAGCTGTTGGCGTCGCCGCCGTGGGGGTACCACGCGTACCGCTCGACGCGCGGGTCGGCGTCCAGCCACGGCAGGGCCTCGCGCATGAGCGCTTCGTTCTGCGCGGGCGTGCCGACCGCCGCGAATTCGGTGATCCAGACGGGCTTGCCGTACTTGGTCCACATGCGGTCGACGGTGCGCTTGAGGTCTCGCACGTTGTTGCCGTAAAAGTGCATGGTCGTGAACTGCACGCGGTCCCACGCGCCCGGCGGGAGCGCTGCGATATAGTCGTCCATCCACTTGAAGGCGTCCGCGTACGGATTGTTCTTGTGGCCGTCCGGTGCGGGGCACGGGCTCCCGAGGCGCACGCCCGGATTCTTGGCGAGGTATTTCTCGAAGGCCGGCCAGTCGGCCGCGGCGGCCTCGGGCGTCAGGATCCCCGGCGTGCCCCCTGGACCCATGCGCGCTTGCTCGGGGTGGTTGGGCTCGTTGTACATGAGCACGTTTTTGGGGTTTGGCGCGATCGCGTCCAGGGCCGGCCACTTTGCGCCGAATTTCATGGGCACGAACTCGACGCCGTCGACGTCCGCCGGCGCCTTGGGCGCCCACCTGTACCACCACGACACGCCCAGCGCGCGCAAATGCTCCGGCGTCCCGCCGCCCAACCCGCGCTTCGGGCACCCCCCCGCGACCGCCGCCGCGCCCGGGACCACGTACGGCTGCGGTGACGGCTGCGACGGCTGCGACGGCGGCGACGGCTGCGGTGACGGCTGCGGTGACGGCTGCGACGGCTGCGGCGACGGCTGCGACGCCGGCTGCGACGCCGGCGACGGCTGCGACGGCAGCGGCGGCGGCCGTGCAACTTTTCCGCGGGCGGTCTTGGTTTTGTTCGCGACTGCGATGAGTACGATGGCGACTGCGACTGCGACGGCGACGACGGCGACGGCGATGGCGACGACGAGCATATCTGCCGTACGCGCACAAAATAAAACTAGTCATCGACGAATTCCGGCTCGGCGGCGGGGAACAACCGCGTGATCAGCGCGGACCGCCGCGAGCTGGCCATGTACGCGTCCTGCAATGCGTCGTCGCTGAGGAGGCGCCCGAGGAACCCGACGACCGCCGCGACGCGCGGCACGATCGCGTCCCACGTATCGTCGCGCGCGACGCGCATGGCGTTGAGGTCCGGCGCGAGCGCCGCGTCGGACCTGTACGCCTCGACCAGCAGCCCTTCGTCCGCGCCCACGAGCGCGAGGTACGTCTGCAGCTGCACGTTTTCGTACGCGGGCACGCGGTAGAACAGGCGGTTGATGCGGTTCTTGATCTCGACGACGCGCTTCTGGTGTTCGTCGACGACGATCGCGTCGATCTTGCCGCCGATGAACCAGGGCACGTCGTCGCCGCGCACGCGGACCGTCCCGATGCGTCGCTTGTAAAAGGTGTCGTCCGTGCGCGCGTCGATGCGCAGCATCCCGCGCACGTGCGTCAGGATATCGGATTCGTGCCGCGTCCCAAAGTTGGTGTACAGGTTCTTGCGCAGCAAGCCGTCGACGACCTTGCGCTCGCCGGTGTCGAGGCCCTGGACGCTCCCCAGCGCCGCCTGCGCGTCGCCGTACTCGCCCGCGACGTGCATGCTGGAATCGCACTTGAGCTGGAGGCTCTTGTCGACGAGGGCCTTGACGTCGTCGTGCGTCGCCATGATGCGCAGCAGCTCCGCGTCGTCGGTGACGCGTCCCGCGCGCCCCAGGGCCGCGTGGTACGTCTCGCCGTCCGTGCGTTCCCAGAGCTGCTCGAAGGCTTCGTGCACCGGTTTGTGGCGGTTCATGCCCACGATCCCCGCGACCTGCGACGCGTACACGCACACGTACAGCTGTTGCCGCGCATTCCCAAAGTCGGCGGTTTCCATTGTTTTTTTTCTTTTCAGCGCGGGGTGGCCACGCCCTTAAGGTCTGGGACTCTTTCGAAAGTGCATGTGGCTGCGGCGGTGGCGGGTGCCCGCGGGCGCGGCCGGTCCGGCGAGCCACCTGTGCCTGGACGGCGGGCGGCTCTCGGTCAAGGACGCCGATCACGCCGACTTTTTGAACGCCTACGCCGCGGCGGTGGTGCGGGGGCACGTGCCGTGCGTGGTGGAGACCCGGACGCCTCTGTTCCGGTTCTTCGTGGACGTGGACGCCAAGGTCCCGGACCCCGCGGCCTTTGACGTGCGGCGCGCGTGCCTGGCGATCGCGGCGGCCGTCGGCGCCGCGGTGTCCCCGGCGCCGGCGTGCGTGGTGTGCGTGCCGTCCGAGCCGCACGAGCACAAGGTCGGCGTGCACCTCCACTTTCCGGCGGTCACGCTCGCGCCGGCGACGGCGCTGTGGCTGCGCGGCCGCATCGTCGACGCGCTCGTCGCGGCCGACGCCGACCAGTGCGACTGGGCGCGCGTCATCGACGCGGCGGTGTACCGCGGCTCGGGGCTGCGGCTGCCGTGGAGCGGGAAACGCGCCGGCGACACGCGCGTGTACGTCCCCGTCGCGCGCATCGAGGACGGCGCGTGGACCGACGTGCCGCCCGTCGTCGGCGTGGCGGCGACGCGGGCGTGGGTGCACGAACTCAGCGTCCGCGACTTTGGGGGCGTCGCGACCCTCGCGAGCCCCGGCGGCGACGCCGCAGACGAAACCAACGCGCCCGTGTGCCCCGAGTCCTTGGCGGCGTACGCGGACGTCCTGCCGCTCGTGGACGCGGTGCTCCCGGTGCAGCACGCGGGCCAGCGGTTCGTGGGCGTCGTGTCGCTGGGCGCGTCGCCCGACCAGCGGACGTTCATGCTGCGGAGCACGTCGCGGTGGTGCGCCAACCTCGGGCGCGCGCACAACAGCAACAACGTGTACTTCCAGCTGACGCGCGCGGGCGTGTGCCAGCGGTGTTACTGCCGCTGCGACACGACCGAGGGCCGGCGCCACGGGCTGTGCAAGGACTTTTCCAGCGCGGTGTGGCCCGTGCCCGAGCGCGTGACGGACGCGTTCTTCGGGCCCGCGCCGCCGCCGCCGCCGCCCGCGCCGCCGCCGCGCCCCGGTCGCGCGTCGTCGACGTCGTCGACGATGGCCCTCGTAGAGCGCGGGTTTCGCAAGCGCCGAAAATGAGCTTAAGACACGCGCGACAAAGTGTAACACAAAAATACAATGTCAGATCCCGCCCCAGCCGCCCCAGCGCCCGCCGCCCCAGCGCCCGCCGCCCCAGCGCCCGACGAGGTCGACATTCTCGAGGAGGACCTGATCACGGTCCCGGGGCAGCTCTATGCGCTCGTCAGCTTCGTCAGCCCCACGGGCAACCAGAAGAACGCGCAGTGCGGCATGAAGATCCGAGGCGTGTTCGCGTCGCGCGACGAGGCCAACGCGCACGTGCGGCGCCTCCAGAAGACCGACCCCAAGTTCGACGTCTACCTCGTGGACATGTACAAGTGGCTGGTCGTGCCGCCCGACCCCTCCCAGATCGCGGACCAGCAGTTCCAGGAGCAGTACCTCCAGAACCTGGTGTCTTCGTACCACGAGAACCAGCTCGCGGCGAAGCAGCACTTTGAGGAGCGCAAGCAAGCAGTCATGCTCGAGGGCCTCGACAAGAACCTGCTCCCGGAAGAGCGCATCCCCAAGCCTGTTCCCCAGATCGAAGAGCTCGGCGCCGACGCTGCGGGCCCGTCCGCCGCCGACGACGCTGCGGGCCCGTCCGCCGCCGCCGACGCCGACGCCGCGGGCCCGTCGTCCGCGTGAGCTTAAGGCGGCGGGCGCCGGTGCACCGCATGGCCGAGACAAACGGGGTCGAGTCCAAGCACGATGTGCTCCTGGACAGCCTCCGCAAGTTTTACGAGCAGCACCCCGAGCACCACGCGATCCTGACGCGCGTGCTGCACAACGACTCCCACATCAGCCTGCGCGTCATCGACTGGCTGGTCACGAACTATTCGAAAAAAAACAACACGACGTACACGCTGCAACAAGACGGCCTGGACGTGCCGTTCAACGTCTTCTTGCAGTACAAGGCGCAGCTCAAGAGCTTCAGCAAGCGTTTCTTCGACCCATTTGCGCGGCGCGAGCGCATCGAGTTCCCGGACTCGGCGGGCGGCGTGGTGCTGACGACGTGCGGCCAGCTCAACTTTTTCAGGTGGGCGATCGTCAACGGCGTGATCGAGTACGGCGTGCGCCACGCGACGGCCATCGAGGCGGACATGATGGCGAGCATCCGGCACCGCGCGCGGCCGGCGTGCGAGGAAAAGCCGCGGCGCAAGGAACTGTCGCGCGCGGCGGTCAAGAGCTGCACGCGCACGCGCGTCCGCGTGGTCTTTCGCTTTCAATAGTATGTAACGTCTGTGGACCCCACGTCGTCAGTTCCAGGCAGAGTCCGCCTTGCGCGAAATGACGGTCAGCTTGCGGGACTCCTTGAGCACGTCCTTGGCGTTCTTTTGCATGTACACGCGGTACTGGTTCTCGTTCTCGAGGCCGAGCTTGGCCTTCATGGTCTCGTTGTACTGGCTGGCGCTCACGTAGCTCGTGAAGCTGCGGCCGTCGGCGAGGCTGGGGGCGATGCGGGACATTGTCTTACACCGAGAAAAGAAAATTGTTTTTCGCAACTTCCACACTTCACTTCCACAGTCACGCCGAGGCATGGCCGAGTCACGCCGAGGCATGGCCGAGTCACGCGCGCGCGGCGGTAAAGCACGCGTTGTACTGGTTGGCGGGGTAGCCCTCGATCAGGTTGAGCACGCGCGGCGCGGTGGTCGTGCGGAAGGGCGTCTTGGTGTCGACGCGGCACACGGCGTCGTAGTTGTCGTCGAGGACCCTGCACGCGTAGTCGTGCGCGACGGCCAGGTGGCTGGGCTCGCGCGCGCCGGTCACGGTCACGGTGCCGGTCTGGAAGAACCGCACGGTCACGCGCTTGCCCCGCGGCGGGTCCACGCGCACGCCGCCGTCCATGAAGAGCTGGACCTTGACGCCGGGGTGGCGCTCGGTCTCGTGCTCCGCGCGGTCCGCGACGGCGGTCAGCGCGTCGGGCCGGATTCGCAATATGCGCCCGGTGACCGCGTCCGTGACCACGAACATCGCGTTGACCATGCGCGTCTCGATGCTCGCGAGGCCGAGGCCCGGCGGGATGCGGTCGCCGCACACGCGCTGCACGAACTCCACGAACCGCGTCGCGAGGTCCAGGAACTCCACGGGGCTGGGGCACCCCGTGCCGTGGAGCGTGCCGTTTTTGAAGAGCTTGATGCTGCGGGAGCCCGAGTGCAGCGTGATCTGGTGCGCAAAGGTCTTGCGGCGGGGGCGGTCGTCGTCGCCGGCGTCGGCGTCGGCGTCGTCGGCGTCGCGGTCCAGCGCAAACGTCGAGTCCTCGTCGAGGTCGCGCAGGAGCTCGAGTTCCAGCTTGTACTCGCCCGTGATGCGCCCGAACACGACCGCCGCGAGCTCGGCGTCCACGCCCGGGAACGCGAGCTGCCCGGTGAAGGTGCACGTGCTCAGGTTGCACATGAGCGGGCGCACGCGGCGCAGGGTCCGCGTCGTCGCGACCATGGCGTCGAACGCGTCCAGGAACTCTTCCGACAGCCGCGCGACGATCGTCCCGGCGTCGTCGGGCGCCGAAGGCGAAGCCGCGTCACGCCGAGGCGCAGCCGCGTCACGCCGAGGCGCAGCCGCGTCACGCCGAGGCGCAGCCGCGTCACGCCGAGGCGCAGCCGCGTCCATCTGCGCCCAAAATAATAGGCGCCTCACACAAATGGCCACGACTCCTCCCCCGACCAAGCGCACGCAGAAGCCCAAGAGCACGTTCATGCTGCACAACCCCACCGACATGTCGCCGCTCGGCAAGTTCGTGAGCACGGACTACAGGTACGCGGCGCTCAAGGTGGCGTCGCGCGGGCACACGCGGATCCTCCTGCGCAAGACCAACACCAAGGACATTCGCGAGTTCACGGGCAGCGTGGTGACCCTGGACGCGCCCAAGCAAATCACGCGCGGCGACCCGCCCCGCACGATCACCTATTCCAAGAAGCCGACGGTCAAGTTTGTGGGGAAGAGCGTGTACAGCGGCCCGCCCGTGGACGACACCCCCGCTGCCTGACGTGGCGTGACTCGGCTCGGCGTGACTCGGCGTGACGTACTTTCTTTTGCAGCGTTTTCCTGGGCGTCAATTCGTTTACGCGACCCAGAAAAACGTCGGTGCTGACGATACACATTGCACATGTACACGGTCTTGTCGCGTCGCGGGTGCTGGGGCTGCGAGCGCGCGGCGGAGCTCCTGGGCTCGCGCGCGACGCTGGTCGAGTGCACGGGCCGCGTGGCCCAGGCGGCCGCGGACATGGGCCTGCGACTCACGCGGCCAGCGGACACGTACCCGCAAATCTTCAAAGATGGCACGCACCTCGGCGGCCTGGAAGACCTCGAGACGGACCTCGCGTCCACCGCGTCGTTGCCGTCGTCTGGACTCGCGGGGCAGCAGTGCGTCGTGCTGACGCCGTCGGCGGCGCGGTTCACGGCGTTTCCCGTGGAGCACCCGGACCTGTGGGCGCTGTACAAGCGCGCGGTCGCGAGTTTCTGGACCGCGGACGAAATTTCGCTGGCCAAGGACGTCGCGGAATTCGAGCTGCTCACGCCCTCGGAGCGCCACTTCATCACGCACGTCCTGGCGTTCTTCGCGAGCAGCGACGGCATCGTGCAGGAAAACCTGGCCGCGAACTTTTTGAAGGAGGTCCAGCTCGCGGAGGCGCGCCAATTCTTCAGTTACCAGATCTTCAACGAAGCGATCCACAACGAGACGTACTCGCTGCTCATCGACGCGCTGATCCGGGACCCCGCGACCAAGGCCGCGACCTTTGCGGCGATCACGGACCTGCCCGCCGTGCGCGACAAGGCCGCGTGGGCGCTCAAGTGGCTGGACGCGTCGCGGCCGTTCGCGGAGCGGCTCGTCGCGTTCGTGTGCGTGGAGGGCATCCTCTTCAGCGGCAGCTTTTGCGCGGTGTACTGGCTGAAGACGCGCGGGCTGATGCCGGGGCTGGGGCTGTCGAACCAGTTCATCAGCCGCGACGAGGGGTTGCACTGCGAGTTTGGCGTCGCGCTGTACGCCAAGCTCGCGGACAAGATACCCGGCACGCGCGTTCAAGAGATCGTGCGCGAGGCGGTCGAGAACGAGCAGCGGTTCATCACGGACGCGGTGCCGTGCGACCTCGTGGGCATGAACCCCGCGAGCATGAGCGCGTACATCGAGTTCGTCGCGGACCGGCTCCTGGCCAGCCTCGGCGCGGACAAGCTCTTTGGCTCGCAGAACCCGTTCCCCTGGATGGAGCTCATCTCGCTCAGCGGCAAGGACAACTTTTTCGAGCGCGTGGCGTCCGAGTACCAAAAAGCGGGCGTCCTGGGCGGGGAGGCGTCCCAGGTCTTTGCGCTGGACGAGGCGTTCTGAAGGACTCAGCCGTACCTGTGCCAGTCGCTTTGCTTGGGTTTGTGAGCTTGAAAATACATCTTGTCGGTTTCGTCCCAGAGCCCGTCCCGCCGGCAACTTGGCGTTCAGGCGCTCCAGCAAAACAACGATACACGAGTGCGCGAAAGACGGCGCTCCCCTGGTCTTATAGAACTGGGGCTTTTCCATGCTTTCTTTTCTGTCCTTTCCTTGTATTCAGATTCTGCCTTGTATTCAGATTCTGTTTAATTACTTCGAACTTAATTACTTCGAACAATACAATCGAGGTATTCAAACTCCTTGTGCATGAACGCCAAATCTTCATCGGTTATATCATACTTTGGGTGTTCGCCATCCACATCAATCTCGCTAAACAGCTTCCTTATCACACGCAATCGCTCCTTTGGAGCCTCGGGCAAGGGGGGCAAGGGGGGCTTTTGCACTACCCCGGAACGGCTCGCCTGGTTCGGGATGCCCATGGCCACACACGAGCCTCGATCACCGTGACCTGGGAATTGTAAATAATTGTGTGGGAGGGGCGAAGCGCCGTGGCTATATAGCCATACGGTACCATATATGGCCGCGCGCGCGTTTACACGACCGCGGTCTTCTTCAGGCGCTTCTTCTGAGGCGCGGCGGGCTCGGCGGCGGGCTCAGAGGCCGGCTCGGGCGTCGGCTCGGGCGTCGGCTCAGGGGCCGGCTCGGGCGTCGGCTCAGGGGCCGGCTCGGGCGTCGGCTCAGGGGCCGGCTCGGGCGTCGGCTCAGGGGCCGGCTCGGGCGTCGGCTCAGGGGCCGGCTCGGCGGCGGGCTCGGGGGCCGGCTCTGCGGGAACCAAGGCGGCTACGATTTGCGCGTGCTCCCGGGGATCTGACAAGTACAGACGCGGGTTCTTGTTGTACATCGTTGCATGTACGCCACAAAATAATTCTCGGTGTCACGCGCGCTCGTAACAAATAAATTCCGCGCTCACGTCATGGACTCCGCCGGGTACCGTCAGCAGTTCAACCTGGCCGGCCGCACGGACCGCGTGCAGCAATTGTCCCACGTCTCGCTTGCCGACGGCGCGGACAACACGCTGCTGGGCCTGGAAGCGGGCGCCAAGGTCACGGGCAACACCAACACGTTCGTGGGGTCCCGCGTCGCGCGCGTCGCCGCGTACTCGTCCAACAACGTCGTCGTCGGCGCGCGCGCCGCGGAGTACCTCGGGTCGCGGACGCACGACAACGTGATCCTGGGCCACCTCGCGGGCCAGCAAATAGTGTACTCCGAGTCGAATGTTGTCGTTGGCGCGGAGGCGGGGCGCTACGTGCAGCGCTCGGTGCTGTGCACGCTCGTGGGCTTCCGCGCGGGCGGCGAGATGGCCAGCGGCGCGCGCAACACCTTTGTGGGCGCGCAGAGCGGGTACTACTCGTACAACAACAGCGACAACGTGTTCGTCGGCGACCGCGCGGGCATGAACAACCGCGTCGGCCACCGCAACACGTTCGTAGGAACGGGCGCGGGCATCAGCGCGACGCGCGGGAACGACTCCGTGCTCATCGGGTACTACGCCGGCGCGACGCTGATGGACGCGGACGGGAGCACGATCGTCGGCCAGGGCGCGGGCTCCAACGCGAGCGGCGGCTACAACACGCTCCTGGGCAGCGGCGTCGCGGCAGAGCTCGACGGCAACGCGTGCGTCGTCGTGGGGTACCGCGCGGCAGCGCACGCCGCGGGGAACAATACCGTGTATGTCGGTGCGTTTGCCGGCAACGCGATGCGCGCGTCCGAGACCGTCGCGGTCGGGTACGAGGCCCTCGCGAGCGGCGAAGGGCAGTACATCACTGTCGTGGGCGCGTCGGCTGCGTCGTCCCTGCACGGCAACAACAACACGATCGCGGGCTCGCACGCGTGGCAAGTGGCGCGTGGGGACTATAATTCGGTCATCGGAAGTCGCTCGTTTTTATTGGACCGAGCGCTGTATCCCGACGTCGCTCTGCCCGCGAATCTCACGGTCACGCTCAGTAACTGCGTGGTCATCGGCGAAGACATCTCTCTGGACCTCACCAAAAATGGAGACACGCAGCTCACGCCGTGGCAGTACGCCAACACCGCGTGGCGCGAATTTCGCCTCAACGACGGCGTGTATATCGGGCCGCACCTTCTTTTGCGCCCGGAAGATACCAACAGCGTGCTGCTGCAGTACGGCCTAGGTAACGCAAAACGCATCAAGTTGGGAGATTCTGGTACCAATGTGCAACTGGATATCACAGCCATCCAGAACACGATCAATCCTGCAAGCGTAGGTAATGATTATGACCTCCCTCAGGCGAGTCACTTAATTCCCATCAGCAGCGTAGAGACCCCCAGCGGGCTCATCAAGATCACGGCCAAGAATGCCGATGGCACCAAGTGCGGGAATCTGCTGCTGAGCTACACGACATCAGGTACGCTGAACGTGTACGTGGTGTACACCGACAACGTCTCCGGAATAACTTTCGATGCGGTCGTGGATGGCGGAAAACTCTATATTCGAACGGACGAAGACATGTCCGTGAATTATCAGTTCTGTGGCTTTCAGACCTCTGGTGGTGGTGGTAGTGGCGAGATCACGCAGGCGATCAACATCGGCGTACAGTCCGAGGGCGTCTGGATGATTGCGGTGAGCAATGCGTTAAAGACCAAGTACGGGGTCATGTTGCTCGCATTTTACAAGGGTGCGACGCTCGACGCCGAAGAACTCCTGACGCACCAGACCGGTGATTGGACGGGGCGATTCAGGTCGCAGGTCAGCGGCACCGATCTTGCGGTCGTTACGGACTACGATGTCATAATAGACAAAGCTGACGACCTCACCGGTTCCGCGTCTTCGATAGCCGCGACGGCCGGAGGCACGGATCCATGGTACCTGATCGTGAACGTATCCGGCTACTACAGCGAGATGTTTGTCGTCAGCATACGCAACAGCCCCAAGTTCGGGACCGCGCTGCTGAGTTATACGCGCGGCGCGAACCCGACTGTCGTGCTGGTCGCGAGCCACCACACGCCGGACATGGCTGCGCCGACCGCGGCGATCGTCGATGGTAACGTCCGCGTGTACGTCGACTCGGCGGGGTACTCTGGGGCGTACGCGCGCGTGGGGTACCCATCCGCGTGACGATGGTAACGTCCGCGTAACCATATATGGTACACATACTTGGTATTACAGGCGGCGGCACTCACACTTTTTACACAACACACGCCATGAAGTTTTGTTCGGTCGAGCAGGACTTTTCGCTGGGTCTGGCGGAATGGATCTTTGAGAAAAGGGTGGTCGAAGACTACTACGTGGGCGGCGTGACCGACGTGAAGACGGTGACCCTCGCCGATGTGACGGACTGGGCGGACTCTGCGGGGTTCTCGGACTGGCTGTCGACGACCACGGCCATGCGCAGGGGCATCTACTTTACGGAAAAGTCCAGGAAACGCTTGACCCGGCCGGACATCGTGGACAAGTGGGTCGCGGCCGCGCCCAAGTACCTCAAGGAGCTCCAAGACTTTGCGAACGCGCGGTTCGTGGTGGTGGGCGCCGACGACGTCACGGACGAGTGGACGAGCGTGACGTGGGCGACCTTCCGCGGCAACCCCCGGGAGCTGCGGCACGCGCTGAGCATGGGCGGCTCGCCGGACTCGACGGTCGCCCTCGGCAAGACGTCGCGCTCGCACACGGCCGTGTCCGTCGCGCTGCACAGGGACGGCGACGCGCGCACGCTCGTCGGTCGCGCGGCGTGCCTGACGCTGCTCATCGAGGCCGGCGCGAAGCTCTTCGAGGACGGCTACGGCGGCGGGGTCGTGGACATCGAGTCCAAGCTGGACATGCGCGCCAAGGACGTGAGTATATGTGTGTGTGCGTGACTCTTGCACGCGCGTAACCTTCTTGGGCGCGCGCGTGCAGGCCGCGATGCGCGTGTACCGCAAGTGGGCGGCGGAGACGACGGCCAAGACGTGCATGTCCGCGAATCGGTGCGCGAGCATCACGTGCGCGCGGCGCCTGGGCCCGAAGCACCGCGCGGCGTGGCTGGGCGACGGGCGGTACGACGGCGGGCGGTGCAACGGGTGCATGGTGGCCAAGTACTGCAGCTACGCCTGCGCTTCGAAGAATTGGTGGTTCCACAAGGACTGGTGCAAGTCCACGGACGCGCACGCATGCTACACGTTTTTGCACATGTAAATAAATACCTCTGACAAGACCATGTCCATCTTGCACGCGACCCCCGGGAACGTGTACCTAGACCTGGGGTTCCAGATCCTGACGACGCAGGGCAGCAACGCGTGCCGCCTGGGCACGAATTTGATGAGCGGCAACGCGTCGCTGGACATCGTCGGCGCCGGCGCCGGCAACGCGCGCGCGGTGACGCTGTGGGACAACGTCTACGTGCCCGGCGACCTGATCGTCAGCGGCAACACCAGCGCGAGCGGCGGGAGCCTGACCAACCTGAACGCCAGCGCGATCACGACCGGGACGCTCGCGAACCCGCGTCTGCCTTCAGCGATCGACGTCTCGACCGTCAACGCCAATTCGTCAGTGACAACGGCGACCGTGACAGCGAGCGGCAACGTGAACGCGTCGCAGCTCGCGGCGTCCGGGCTCGCGTACGTCGGCGGCGCGCTGACCGCGCCGGCCGGCACGACGACCGACGTCACCGGCAATCTGACGTCGACGGGGAACATCACGACGACCGCCAACGTGACCGCGTCGTCGGCCGGCGGCTTCGGGTTCTTCGGGAACGGCCGCAATCTGACGTCCCTGAGCGCGACCAACGTGGACTCGGGCACCCTGAACACCGCGCGGCTGCCGACGACGATCACGGGAATCGCGAGTTTGACCGCCGTCGCCCTGGTCGGAGACGTCAGCGGGAACCTGACGTCGACGGGGAACATCACGACGACGGCCAACGTGACCGCGTCATCGGCCGGCGGCTTCGGGTTCTTCGGGAACGGCCGCAACGTGACGTCCCTGAGCGCGACCAACGTGGACTCGGGCACCCTGAACAACGCGCGCCTCCCGACGAACGTCGACGTGAGCGGGACGCTCAACGCCAACGGCGCGACGACGCTCGCGACCGCGACCATGACCGGCAACGTCAACGCGTCGCAAGTCGCCGTGTCCGGCAACACGTACATCGGCGGCACGCTGACCGCCGCCGCGAATATCACGACGACCGCCAACGTGACCGCGTCGTCGGCGGTGGGCCTCGGCTTCTTCGGCAACGGCCGCAATCTGACGTCCCTGAGCGCGACCAACGTGGACGCGGGAACGCTGCCCAACGCGCGGCTGCCGACGACGATCACGGGAATCACGAGCCTGACGGCGACCTCGCTGGTCGGAGACCACACGGGCAACACCACGGCCGCCGGGAACATCACGACGACCGCCAACGTGACATCTGGCAGCGGCGCGGGCGTCGGCTTTTTTGGAAATGGCAGGAACATCACGAACCTGACCGCAACGAATATAGACTCCGGAACCCTGAACAACGCGCGGCTGCCGACGAACCACGACATCGCGGGGACGCTGAACGCCAACGGCGCGACGACGCTGGCGACCGCGACCATGAGCGGCAACGTCAACGCGTCGCAGCTCGCGGTGTCGGGGATATCGTACATCGGCGGCGTGCTGACCGCGCCGGCCGGCACGACGACCAACGTCACCGGCAATCTGACGGCGACGGGCAATGTCACGACGACCGCCAACGTGACGTCTGGCAGCGGCGCGGGCGTCGGCTTCTATGGGAACGGGCGGAACATCACGTCCCTGACCGCAACGAATATAGACTTCGGCACCCTGAACAACGCGCGGCTGCCGACGAACCACGACATCGCGGGGACGCTGAACGCCAACGGCGCGACGACGCTGGCGACCGCGACCATGAGCGGCAACGTCAACGCGTCGCAGCTCGCGGTGTCGGGGATATCGTACATCGGCGGCGTGCTGACCGCGCCGGCCGGCACGACGACCAACGTCACCGGCAATCTGACGGCGACGGGCAATGTCACGACGACCGCCAACGTGACGTCTGGCAGCGGCGCGGGCGTCGGCTTCTATGGGAACGGGCGGAACATCACGTCCCTGACCGCAACGAATATAGACTTCGGCACCCTGAACAACGCGCGGCTGCCGACGAACCACGACATCGCGGGGACGCTGAACGCCAACGGCGCGACGACGCTGGCGACCGCGACCATGAGCGGCAACGTCAACGCGTCGCAGCTCGCGGTGTCGGGGATATCGTACATCGGCGGCGTGCTGACCGCGCCGGCCGGCACGACGACCAACGTCACCGGCAATCTGACGTCGACGGGCAATGTCACGACGACCGCCAACGTGACGGCGTCGTCGGCGGCGGGCCTCGGCTTTTTTGGAAATGGCCGGAACATCACGTCCCTGAGCGCGACCAACGTGGACACGGGAACCCTGAACAACGCGCGGCTGCCGACGAACGTCAATATCGGCGGCACGTTGAACGCCAACGGGACGACGACCGTCGTGGACGTCACCCTCGGCGGCAATATCACCCTGGCTGGGCAGCCGACGTTTGGCGCGAGCACCGGCGACGGCGCGACCTACGCCGTGTTCAACAACTTTGTGGGAAGCTGGTACGGTCTGGCGGTGCGGTGTTCGTTTGACAGCACGGTTCGCCACGTGTTCAACACGCGCAACGGCAACCTGGATATGACGGGCACGTGCACGGCTGCGGCTTTCAGCGGCGACGGGTCCTTGCTGAGCGGGCTCAGCGCGACAAATGTATCGTCCGGTCAGCTCGCGAACGCGCGGCTGCCGACGAACGTCGACGTCGCGGGGACCCTGAACGCCAACGGCACGGTCACTTTTAGTGGCAACGTCAGCATGATCAACTCCAGGATTTTGACGCTGAGTAACACGGGCGTGGGCACGCAGTACATCGACACTTTAAATAACAATTCGCTGCGGTTATGGAGCTATGCTCCGAACAACGGCGGCTTAATATCATTCCTGTCCAACGCGACGACCGTCGGGCTTTTTAGTTTCGACGGCCTGAGCGTGACGGGCAACGCGAGCGCGACCAAAAACGTGAATTCCGCGCAGCTTTCTGTCAGCGGCATCGGGTACGTGAACAACTTGGTGGGATCGAATGTCGCGATGACGGGCTGCGTGTCCGCGTCCGCGTTCACCGCCGGAACGGGCCAGCCGGTCCTTATTTCCCCGAACCAGTCCGAAAAGGTGCGAATAGACGTCAACGGCAACGTGGGCATCGGTAATTCGGCACCTGCGCACAAACTTTCCGTCGAGGGGACGAGTTACCTGAACGGCGCGGTCACCGCGACCGGCAGCCTGACCGCCGCGACGTTCAGCGGCAGCGGCGCGAGCCTGACGGCCCTCGCGGCCGACCAGGTCAGCACCGGGCAACTGAACAACGCGCGGCTGCCGTCGGCGATCAGCGTCGCGACGAGTCTTCAGGCCAACTCGACGATCACGCTGTCGGGGACGTCTACGTTCAACTTGTACAACGACGCGGGGATACTGTTCACGCGGTACGCGGCGGGGCAGAGCAGCAGCACCGAGTATTTCATCAGCCGCGGCGGGACGTCGCCGTACGCGTTCGGAAACGTGCTGCTGATCCACACGCCCAGCGCGGTCACCGACGCGGCGGTGGTCATCGGGACGTCCGGCGGCGTCGTGCGGCTCAAGGTCGACAGCGTCACCGGCAACGTCGGCATCGGCAATTCGGCACCCGCGCACAAGCTCGCGGTAAACGGCACGGCGTACGCCTCTGGGAACGCGCAGTTCTTGTCCAACGTGCACATCGGCACGGTCATCGCTGGCGCGTACCTGCCGAGCACGCCGCTGACGGTGGGCATCAACAGCACCGACAATCAGGCCGCCGGGAACACGTTCGGCACGGTCGCGACCTTCATGAGGACCGACGGCAACAGGGGCAACGTCGGCATCGCGTTGCTGTGCCGGAGCCAGGGCGCGTACAGCATCCAGCTCAACCCGACGGCGACGGGCAACCACCTCGTGTTCTTGGACAATCGGTACCCCGAATTTTTGGGCGCGGGAGGGAGCACGGGCTCGGAGCGGATGCGCATCGACTCCAGCGGCAACGTGGGCATCGCAAACACGGCGCCCGTGCACAAACTTTCCGTCGAGGGGACGAGCTACCTGAACGGCGCGGTCACCGCGACCGGCAGCATCACCGCGGCGGCGGGGAACCTCAACGCGTCGCAGCTCGCGGTATCGGGCGCGAGTTACCTGGGCGGCGCCGCGACGTTCGGTGGTGACGTGGTCCTGAACAATCCCAGCGTCGGGTATATCACACGAAATGCAGCGGCCGTTGGCACGGGAAATCTGCGCATCGAATTTATTCGCACGGGAGGCGGGAGTCTGCACTCGGTAGCTTTCACGTCAAACCTTGTTACGTGCAGCGGCAACATCGGCATTGGAACAACGGGTCCTGCGTACCAGCTGCAACTCTCCACGGACAGCGCGGCCAAGCCGACGACGAGCACGTGGACCATCGCGTCGGACCGCCGCGTCAAGCAGGACATCGAGAACGCCAACATCGACCTGTGCTACTCGACAGTGAGGAGCCTGCCGCTGCGGCGGTACGCGTACGACCCGGTGGTGTTCCCGGATGACGCGATCCGCGACCGCAGGGTGGTGGGGTGGATCGCGCAGGAAGTGGAGGCTGTGCTGCCCAAGGCCGTGTCCCAGTCCTCGCAGTACGGGTACGACGATTTCCTGAGTTTAGACGCGGATCAGCTGTACAAGACCATGTACGGCGCGCTGCAAAAGGTCATTTCCGTCCAGGAGGCGCTCGAGGCTCGGGTTGCGGCGCTCGAAAACTAATCTGGGGCTACGCCATGACGGCCATCGCGTACACCTGGAAGATCGAGCGCCTGGACGCGTATCCCACCTACGACACGTACGAGAACGTGGTGTGCACGGTGCACTGGCGCGTGTTTGCGTCCGGGACTGGGTGCGAGGCGACGTCGTACGGCACCGTCGACCTGGACGTGTCGACCGTGTCGGACGGGTTCACGCCCTATGAGGATCTCACCGAGGCGCAGGTCGTGGGGTGGGTGCGCCCGCTCGTCGGCGGCGACGCCGTCGAGGCCGATCTCGCGGCAAACATAGAAAACCAGCTGTCCCCGCCGATCGTGAGCCCGCCGCTGCCGTGGCTGCCCGCCGCCGAGCCGTGACTTCACGCGAGCACGCACCGTCTGAGGTCTGGGTCGCGTTCGAGGACATCGCGCTCGGGGCCCCTGAATTTTATGAACGACGCGCGGTCGTGCGTCGGGAGCGCGCACTCGCGTCGCAGCGCGGGCTCGGGGTCCCACCCGCCGTCGACGAGATACTTGAAGGCCGAGTCCTCGGCGCGGTGCAGGTGCACGCGCCCGCGGTGATCGTAGTTTTTGAGGACCGCGAGGGCCGCGAGGTGCTGCGTGAGATACAGCGGCCACTCGACGCCCGAGAAATCGACGCCCGCCGCGCGCAGAGATTCGACGTACGCGTCGACGGACTCGTAGTCCGCCAGTCGCACAAATTCGTCGCGCCACTTGCGCGCAAAGGGACTGCCGGCGGCGCAGCCGAAGAACCAGTTCTCGATCGTCGGCGACGCGCCCGGCCTTCGAGAGGTGTGCTTGTCTATGTAGAATCCCGCGAACTCGACGTCTGCCGGCGCGCCGCGGAAGAGCCACGCGTCGAGCGGGGCTCGCATGAACACGGACGCGTCGACCCAGTACCCGCCGTTGCGCGCGAGGACGCACGCGCGCACGAGGTCTGACGTGCGTTGCAGCATGTCCGAGAACCGGGGGTGCTTCATGAGCCGGTCGAGGTCCGGCGCAAAGTCCGCCGCGTTTCCCGGGTGCAGCAACACCACGCGGAAGCCGGGGTTGTGCCGCGCCCAGGACGCCATGCACTCGCGCACGGTCTGCGGCACCGCGTTGGGGTCGTGCCAGTACGTGTACATGACGCGCGGAAACGCGGGCGCGTGCGTGAAAGACTCTCGTGACGACGCGCCCGACGCGTACACCGCGACGATCGCGACCAGTGCGACGACGATTCCCGCGACCCCGCGCATTTCCATGTGCGCACATTTTATTCACTTGCCGACGTCGACGTCGGCGCAGTTCCAGAACCCTTCCATCGCTGGCGCGCCCGGCGCGGAGCACGCGGACAGTTGCGCGGTCGCGGGGCTCGCGTAGCCCGCGGGCACGCACGAATTGGCGGTCTCGTAGGTCCACTGCAGGACGCTGTGGCCCGTCGTCGCGTTCTTGGGCACGCGGAACGCCGCCGCGAGCTGCGTCGCGTCGACGAACGCGCCCCGGCCGTCCGCGCGCTTGAGGAGCCCCGCGTCGAGGCACGCCTGCGTCAGGCGCTTGGGCCTGCCGCACAGCCGCAGGCTCCACCGCCCGCCGTGGAAGGCCGTGAACTCGGTGCGCGCGACGAAGACGCGTCCTTTTTGAAGGCGCGCGGCGATGCGCGTGGGCGTCGCGTACGCGCCCCCGAACTCGTGTTTCCGCGGGACGGGGTCGGTCACGGGGTCGCCGCACAGCCCGTGGCCGTGCTGCCGCACAAAGTCCGCGCCTCCGGCGTTGAGGCATTGCGGGCACCAGTCGGAATTGTGTTGCACGTTTCGCGCCGCGGGGTGCGCGAGGTACCCGTGCGCCGCCGCGGGCGCGACGCGCGACGCGATCGCCAGCCATGCCGTCAGAGCCTTGAGCAGTCCAAACCACACCATGACACGAGCCCACAGATTAAATTCTGACGAACCCGAAGTCGGCGATTGCGGCGTTGATGACGCGCGAGTCGTGCGTCGCGATGCCGAGGCCGGCGCCCCCGATCAGCACCGCGACGGGCATGCCGAGGCTGCGCAGAAACGGGAGGTTCCCCTCGGCCGTGCCGTGGACGAGCGCGACGCCGTCCGGGTGGAGATCGATGTCCCCGTTCGGCGGGTCCCACGCGAGGACGAGGTCCGCGACCTCCGGCGGCGGCGGGCCGGTGCGCACGGCAATCCTTTGCCCCGGCGAAACGCGGCCGTGCCCGTGCGTCGCGTCGGTCCACACCGAGTCCGCGCCGTCTTCGGCAAAGCACAGCGCCGCGTACTCGTCCGGCGGGTTTCCGACGACCGCGACGCGCTTCGTTTGCAGTTGTCTCAGGACCCAGGCCGCAAAGAGCCGGTGCCGCATCCAGGGGCTCCTGGCGGGGTAGCCGACGTCGCGGTCGACCCACGCGCCCCTGGCGGCCCCGCGATCGATGGTCAGCGTCCCCTTGGAAAAGCGCATCAGACACCGGACGTCTTCGTGCGCCGCGGCCACGAGCGCGGGTATCCAGGGCTCGTGGATTTCGGACACGAAGACGCCGCACGGCCGGAGCAGCCTCGGGAAATGCTCGACCGCGAAACACGCCTGCTTCAGGTTTCGGGGGCCGCGGTCTCGCACGAAGTCGAACAGGTCCAGGGGGTCTGGCGCGCGATCGAGCAGCGCGCGCACGCACGCGTCGGTGTACGGCGACCCGCGAATGACCGCGAAGCACGCGGCCGAGACCCGCGCGGGGACGTCTTGGTCGCGCGGGACGACCGCGTACACGACGTCGTGGTCGACGCGCAGCTCGACCGTGGCGTCGTCGGCGAGCGTGTCGAGCGCCTTCATATGTGTCGCGCACACATTTGTTCTGGCACGCGCGACGCACGGCTTCGCCTCGGCGGGACCGTCCGTCGGTCGCCCGGTACGCGGCACGCGGGCGGTGTTTTTTTATGGCGCACACGTAAAGGACGCATGATACGATCGAGGGCACGGGCCCGTGGCGGTACAGAGGCGGTGACCCTCGAATTTTCCATTCCGATGGCACAACTGGGCGCCGGACAGTCGCGCGCCGGCGACGACGACGACGACGACGATGTGTGCAGCATCTGCGCGAGCACATTTTGCGCGAGGGAAGAGTGTTGTCGCACGATGACGCACCTCGAGTGCTGCACGCAGCCGCTGTGCGCGGGGTGCGTGTCGCGGATGGCCAGGGCGTGCACGTGCTGCGACGAGTGTGACAAGGTCGTCGTCATTTGTCCGTATTGCAGGGAGATCAGCGGCGTGGGGTGCCGCGACGTGTTCCTGGGAGCGTGCAAGAAACCGTGCAAGAGCTGCGTCGCGTCTGACGCCGACGCGCAGCCCGACGCAGCAGGCGCGGGCGGCGCGGGCGCGCACCTCGCGACGGCTCCGTACCCGCCGTACGCCCCAACGCCGACGCCGCCACACGCCGACGACGACGTCGTGATGACGGACATCAATTCGATTGACTGACGCGCGCGCGTCGATGCGATCGACACACGTCGAGATGGTCGTCGTCGTCGCTCGCGTGTATCTCGACATGGTGCTGCACGAGTACACGCTGGGCCGTCGGTCCGTGGGGGACGTGTGCCAGTGCCTGGACCGCCTGATCGAGGCGCGGCGGTTCGACGCGGTGCGCGGCATGGTGCGCGAGGCGATGCGGTGCGTGATGCCGACGCCGATGGTGTTGTGGCGGTGGCTGGCGGCCAACCAGCGCGCGATCAGCTACGAGAACAGACTCGCGCTCCAGGCAGCGGCCCTGAGGGATCCCCGCGTGAAGCGTATTTACGAAGAATCGTGTAAGGCGTGATCGTTACATGTACATCAGGGACTCGGTGAGAGACTCGGCGTCGCCTCGGCGGGACTCGGAGACTCTGAGACTCGTCCACCGGCGGCACGCCAGAACGACCAGAACGCTCAACACAAAAATCGCCGCCGCCAAAATTGCTCCCACGGAAAACCCGCCGCCGATCGAGACGTACGTGTCCCACCACTCTACGAAGCCGGTCGCCATGGTATCGTTTTTTGCATTCGCGACAAATGCAAAAAACGATGTTGAAAACTGTAGTTAGAGTACGCGAGACCACCGATGCCGGACATGATAAGTGGTACTTTCTAGTTAGAGTACGCGAGACCACCCATGCCGGACATGATGCGGAGCACGTTGTAGTTGACGGCAAAGACCTTGCACACGGTGAGCAGGGACGCGGCCTGGGTGCAGAACTCCTCGGTACCGACGGACGCGATGGTGTTGGCGCCGTTGGCGGCGGCCTTGAAGGTGAGCTGCAGGGTCGCGTTATCGATGCGGGAGAAGTTGCAGGTGCCGCTGGGCTGGTGCTCGTCGGGCTTGAGCGCGAACGAGTACATGTACACGCCGGCCTGGGGCATGTGGCCCATGGTCTGCTGGGGCTGCACGCGGTTGAAGTAGCTGCCCTTGCGAGCGGAGAAGCGGTCGTGGCCGTTGAGCTGCAGCTTGGCCTCGTACAGGGGCGCGTGCTGCTCGGCGTAGGTGCCGGTGTTGCCGGCGACGTCGGCGGCCTTGGCGCCGGTGTACTGGCCGTGGTAGGAGCCCTTGGCGACCCACGCCAGGTACTTGACGGGGTGGTTGAAGTTGAGGCGGATGTTGGTGGTCTTCCTGGTGGCGGTGTCCACGGTGATGGCCTCGTCGGAGGTGAACTGCAGCTGCTCGATCAGGTACTCGTGGTTGACCTGCGCGAAGCGGCGGCGCTCGTCGGTGTCGAGGTAGATGTAGTCGGCGTACAGCTTGACGTCGAAGGGGCTGGCGCCGGTGGTGAGCACGCCGGCGGGGGAGCCGAAGGAGAAGTTCAGCTTGGCCTCGTGGTACTGGAGGGCGATCAGGGGCAGCGCGAGCCCGGGGTTCTTGTTGAAGAAGAAGATGAGGGGCAGGTACAGGCGCTTGGTCTGGCCAGACACCTCGCCGTCGATGAAGTCGGCCATGCGCTGGTACTGGACCTGCTCGGCGTTGTCGCGGAACAGCTCGTCGTACACGCGGAACCAGTCGGCGTAGTGCTTGTCGATGCGCTGGCCGCCCAGCTCGAACTCGACGTAGGTGATGAACTCCTCGGCGGGGAAGTACGTGGTGTTGACGGCGGCGTTCTTGGTCAGCACGATCTCGAGCCACAGGTTGGTCACCAGGTCACCGTTCCGGGAAATGGTGGCGCTGACGTTCTTGTTGAAGCCGATGGTGCCGTTGAACGTCTGCTCAATGGCCTCGATGGCGAAGTTGGTGTGGCGGCGGTAGACGACCTTGAAGAAGGTGATCTGGGGATTGCCCGTGATGTATATGTCCTGAGCACCGTAGGCAACCAGCTGCATCAATCCACCGCCCATGATATTAGATATCCTACGCTGAGAAAATAATTTTGAATTCTAGCGCGGCGTGGGGCGGTCCTAGGGATTTACATGGACAACGAGCGCCCTAGCAATTTCGTCCAATCAAAACCCAACAAGCGTCAACCGGCCTCGTCTAAATAGAAAGGACGAATAATTCAGCATTTCGTCAGTCAGTCCTCTTAATTGGAAAGCATGAATAAATTCACTCGTCGTATCGCAGTGCGAGTTTGGCGTACGCGCGCAGGTGCACGCCGTCGCACGTGTTTTCGAGGTGCGTGCGTTGCGTGTAGAACGCAAAATGGACGCACGCGAACCCGCCGAACATGCAATTAGGTCGCTGTATTTCGCGGTTGCGGACGGTCGAGAGCCACGCTTCTTCGTCCTGCCCCACGTTTCCGCCAAATGCCGCGAATTCGTCTCCGAGCCACGAGATGCAGTTGATGCTCACTCGCTCGTAGTCGCTGAACACGGGGTTGAACGGTAGTCGAAACCGTGCGAGGGACGCGTCGTCGTCCGTGACTGCGTCGATAATCTCTGCGTGAAGCGCCTCGGCGCACGCGGGGTCTTTCCAGGCGGGCGAGTCCATGCAGTCGTACCTCAGATCAAAGCCAGGCAGCGCGAGCGTTCCGGTTTGTTTGTGGATGTGCGTGACGATGGCGTTGTTGAGAATGTTTGCGTACACCAGAAACGGGTGCGTGTTCTGGATGCGGTACCGGACGAAGTTTTCGAACGCACCCGGGGCGTCGAGCATGACGATGTCGTCGTCAAACCGAACGTACACGGTGTCCGGGTCCGTGCACCGCTTGAAGAAGTGGTGTATGGATAGTATGGATAGTGTCCCGTTGCATTCTTGTCCTGCGGGTAAGTACTCCGCGGTCACGAAGTCGTTCGTCGCCAGGTCCCGTATGAAGTCTATGTCGCTCGTGTTCGTGGTATTCACCCAGAGCCGGTATTCGTCAACGAGTCCTAGTTTGTGGAGAGACGCGACGTACGAGAATAAGATTGACAAATAACGACGCCTGCCAGCAGGTGTCACCACGACGACGCGCTTCCCGTCGACCGGCATCGAATACCATGCGCTCACAAGTTATTTGCCACTTATTGCCCGCCCGCCCGGCCTGGCGGTGTCGTGCGAGGCCCGCGCGGCGCGCGTGTTTGCAGTTGCAGTCCCCGCGACGCACGTGTGACGCGCGCGTCTGCGCCCGACGCCGTCCCCGACGCCGTCCCCGACGCAGTC